GGCAAATGGAGCACAGGGTCGGGTTTGAGAAAGGTCGAATCAGCCCGGATTAGGCCGAAAGAGATTGAATCCGCGCACTTTACGAATCCGCCGCGGTCGATCCGGGAGGTTTGCGACAAAGAGGCCTGGTTCGGCCCATTATGGAGAGGTTTGCGAAGGAATCCGCCGCGTTCGGGGCGATTAGTGCAGCGGTCGTGCGTTGACGACGCAGGCTGGCTGCAGGGCTCATAATTTGCGCCTGGAATCGTCGAACGGGATCGTCCTGGTGACGTTCCCCGAGGCATCAAGAATCCGAATCTCGCCGCGCCGGCTGCGAGCCCGGAAGTCCGCGTAGCGGAGAGCCAGAGCCTGGTCGTCATAGAACGGCTCGACGCCCGGCCCCTCGAAGACTTTCCAGCCGCCACGGTAAGGTTTGATGTCAATGATCGTGTGGGCCATGCTCCGGCCAATTCTTCAAGCGATGAGGCGCCACGCAATGAGAATCTGAGTTGGGAGGATGCCGAGGAGGAAGCGGGCAAATGGCTCGGCTCCCTCCGCCTGGGGCGCCGGCTCGACGGCCGGACGATTGACCTGGTCGAGGCTGCCAAGACACTCGCGTTCGAGGGTCGGTTTCGATCGATGATTTTCGAATCTGTGCGCCGGAAGCTCAAGAGGCGCGGCGCCCGCGAGGTTATCTTGCCACCGGTTGAATGATAATCTCCCGGTAAATAACAGCTTCCCCACCCTGGTTGTTCACTCCTCGAGCGCGTTGGATCGCTTTGAACCGGCAGCCGGCGAAGATCGCCCGGATAGAGGTAGTGTCGTTCAAGGTGACTAGCCATTTTCCTCGGAGCTTCATTACCCGGTCGCGGAAGATCTGCACGTCCGTGTCGGTCCACCCTTGATACATATCGGGCTTGCAGCTCGTGTAGGGGGGGTCGAGGAAAAAGAACGTGTCAGTCCGATCGTAGAGTCGCATGCAGTGATCCCAATCGAGGTGCTCAATACACACTGCGTCGAGCCGCAGGCTTAAGGCGCGGATCGCCTCCATTCGCGCCGATCTCGAACGGATTTCCGCTCCCGAACGAATCCATGTTCGCCCCGCCGAAGCACAGCTTGTTTCGATAAAACCAGCGCGCGGACCGCTGGATGTCCGTGAGCCCTGGCTGATCGCGGAAATCGAAAAACTCCTGGCGCGAATTGAGGACGAACTCCAGCTCGGTCAGCAGCACGTCCGCGTGGAAGCGGACGCAGCGATAGAACGTGATCAGCTCGCCATTGAGATCATTCACCACCTCCACTTTAGAGCGCGGTTTCGCCAGGAGAACCGCGAGGCCGCCTGAGAACGGCTCGCAATAGCACGTGTGGGACGGGATGAGCGGCAGAATGTATTTCAGGAGGCGCCCCTTGCCTCCGGGCCAGCTGATCGCCGGCCGCACGCGCAATGTCGGGTTTTCGCGTTTCAGCTCACTGGGGGATTGCGCCTCCGACCACTTTGCACGGCGTACGGTCGCACAACCGCCGACTCGATTGCAAATCGCAGGCGAAAAAAGGAGGTTCAAGTCCCCCCCCGATCACGAGGGAAACCGGCGCGACCAGCGGTAAAAGTGACCAAAAAGTGACCTGGCAAATTTCGGGCAAAAAAAGTCTTGTCGGGACGGCAGAGCCCCGGTCAGACTACCGGCGTTCCTTGGGGGGAACTAAGCCCGTCCTGGAGCGTTCTCCCCAGAGAATTAACCGGGGCGGGTGATCCCGCTCAGAACAACGTCGGCTGAGCGGCCGGCGCCGCCTTTTTCCGACCGCCTTTGCTGCGCAGGGCACGACGGACCTCGATCAGGACTTCCACGACGTCGCCATCCGGCTCCCCCGCGCCGAGCTTGCGCAGGACGCCGTGCACCACGGCGCCGGCCGAGCGCGGCTGTTTGGCGGCGATCAGGTAATCTTCGCCGTGATGCTGCATGTGAGTCTGGACGGAGTGCAGCAAATAGGCCGATACCCGCCTGATCCGGGCGCGATCGCCGTGCTCTTTGATCGTGTCGATCACGGTTTTCAGGATCGCGCGATACTTCGACGCCGGCAGCCTGGCGCCGCGACGGTTCAACCACTCGGCCGGATAAGTCACCGCCTGGAGGAGTAGGTTCCGCTCCTGGAAGAACTTCTTGTCGGTCATCTTCGCGAAGAACGTCTGCCGGATCACGGCGAGCTGCTCATCGGCAAATTCACCGGCCGTCATGATGTCTCCGCAGCTCTGCGCCGTCCTGGGTGAAAAAATAGTGACCATAGAGCGCATAGAGCTTCCAGAGCATTAGCTGGCCTCGAGCGGACAGGGCAGAAATGCCGTGCGCAGTTGACACGAGCGCATCGGTATATGAAAAACGAAACCCAACCTACATGGCGCCGTAGCCGGCAAGCCTGGAAGCACGCGAAATTCATGACTGATCGGGATGATGCTGGTGCCACACCCGGCGAGTCTTCGCCCAACGGCGGACCATCTTCTTGCCCTGGCTCCGCCACCAATCCACCTCATTCAGTTCAGCCTCCGTCGCCTCGATCGTGAGTTTGTAGCCTTTCTGGCCGCTGATAATCTGACCTTCGCTTTCCTCGCCGACCGCGCGGAGCGAGCGCTTCTGGCTTTCGGTCGTGGCGCCGAGCTGCTCGGCGGTCATCCAGCCGCGGCCGGCCAGCTTCTCTATCAGTTTGTCGACTTCACCTGTCGGGACGATCGGGCCTTGGTGTGGGGGACGTTCGAAGTCGAGCGGGAGCTGATCGCTCACGGAATGGCCCTCGCTTCCAACAATTGACGAACAGCGCGGTGATAGGCGTGACCATAGTGTAGCTGCGACCACAACGCCTTTCGGACGCCAGGCTCGAGCGCATCGAAACACCCCACACAAAGAGATTGCCCGGCGCGCTTTTTCCTACCACATGGCCGACAGACAATTCCGCGCAGGTCAGCCAATATCTCCACCCCCGTAAATGCGCTCGTCGGTTCGTCGAACAGATCCTCCGGGATCGACACGTTACGGCGTTCGTGCCTCAACCGCAGGACCTCAGCGCGCCGCTCGAGCACCTTGAGTGCGCGGAGGACGGATTTGTCATCTGGCGCGTGCAGTCTGACGAATTCAATAATTGCAACGGTGGCGTCGCGCTGGTTCATCGCGCCTGGCCGAGTGAAAACGTTTTCACTGCGCCACCCCCGCAAATGCGACACATGTGTGGCATTCAAATCTCCAACGCGTTGGACTTTTGAATCCCCGACGCGTCGGGGATTTTGCCGTGCTAATGTTCGCAGTCGGCGATACTCAGGCTCGACCGCTTGCATGTAGCGGCCGAACAACGACGGGTTGTTGCTGGCCATCTCGGCGAGCTGGAAGCCCGTGATGGAATCGACCCAGCCGCTCGTCGCGGCATCCATCAAAACGGGTCCCCCTCAACCAAATCCCCAACGCGTTGGGCATCCAAATCCGAACCGCGGGTCGTATTTGATGTCCTAACGTTAGGACTTGCGAGCACGTGCTCGCTGGCAGGCTCCGGCTCGGCCACGACGCCCAGCTCTTCGTATTTCCGCAGGGCCACGATCACTTTGTCGAGCTCCTCGGGCTTAAGCTCACTGAGCAGCCGGCGAACGACGGGGCCGCGCGTCAGCTCGAGCTCCCACAGCTTCATGTCGTGCTCGCCTTTGGTTTGACCAGGTGCGCGCCGGACCGGGCCGCTGAGCAGCCGGCCTTCGCCGTCCATCTGGTCGGCGATGCCTTGGGCGTAGGATTCTCCCTTGCCCATGCTCGCGCAGATCTGGCGGATCACGTATATCCGGCAGCCGCGCTCGTAATCAGTGGTCCGGATGGCGCCCGAGAGTTCGCGGAATTTCTTGATGACCAGGTTCGTCTCCCGGTTGGTGAATTTCGTGTGCGACTTGTCGTAGCCCAGGGCGTCGACGTGGATCTCGTGCCGCTTCGCGTCGCATTCCTTCGACGGCACGCCGAGGCCGCGCAGTTGCCGGCGGAATTGTCCCCAAGCAAAAAAGTAGGCGCCTTCGACGGAATCTTTCATGACGCGGCGAGCTGCTCCTTTGCCGGAAGAAACTGATCCAGCCAGGCGACGTCATCGGCCGGCAGATGCTTCGCCCAGCGGCGTTGTGTGTCGGGCCATGGAATGAATCCGCGTTCCGCGAACAGGTCGTGACCTTTGCGCAGAATTTTCGCCCCCTGGTGCGCCCAAACTGCTTCGTCGTAATTCCGCAATGCCGCGCGTTCCAACCGGAACTCAACTTCGCCAGGCTCTTCCACGTCCAACAGCGCAGCCGTCATCATCTGCAGGTTGTCGCCCTTCGGATTCAAGACCTCACAAAAGATTTCGCGATGCGGCAGCTGGAAAGAGACTGCGAGGACGGTCTCCTGAAGGCGACGCCAGTTGTCCCACGGCATGAACGGAGCGACGGCAACGTATGTTTGCAGGCCAGCTTCAGCCGCTTTGCGCAGCATGACCAGCCGGCGCGTTGGGCCAGTGGCTCTCGGCTCGAGCACGCGCGCCAGAGAATCGCGCAGGAACGGCAGCGACGTGCCTACCAGGACGCGATCGCGGTGTTCTACCAGGATATCGAAGTCACGCTCGATCAACGCTGAGCGCGTTTGGATGCGGACCTTATGTCCGGCCTCGAGCAAGAGCTGCAGCGCGGTGCGCGTGATCTTGGTTTTCGCCTCGAGCGGCGTGTAGCAATCTGTGAGGAACGACATCAACACCCAGCCGTCGCCCCACTCAGTCACCTTCGCTTTGTCGGGGGTGAAGTTGCGCAACTGCCGATCGAGCGCGTCGAGAAAACCTTCCTTCGGATAAATGTATTTGCCCCAATCCTTCTGGGGATGGCCGTTGTTGTGGAACTTCACGCCTGGCATTGCCGGGCAATAACAATGGTAGCAACCGTGCTCGCAGCCGACGTACGGATTCACAACCCAATCGCCCAGGCGCTTCTTCCAGAGCTGAGACGGGCCGATCGCTTGAATCGTCGCGCTCATTGTTCGCATTCCTCCGCGAGCCGGTTCCAGCAATCGGCGCAGGCGTTGCGGTCGACCGCGCCATTAGCGACGCGCTTGTGTGCTTGCCCTGCCGGAATGATTCCCGGCAAACCGAGGTCCACGCAGCGCCTGCAAATCTCATCAACCGGCGAAATCTGATCTTCGATTTTTAGATCGTCGCTCATCGTCGAATTGGCGGAAAAAGCGTGATGACGTTGACCTTTCCGCAGGTCCAACACGGCGGCGTATCAAAGGAACGAAAGTCGTCGCTAACTTGCAGGCGCTCGGTGCAATCATCCGCGACGGTCAGCTGGTAACGCGCACCGCACTCGCAATCGAAATACTCGTTCGTCCACGGCGGGTTCGGCCCGATCGCGAGACAAAGGTTCATGCGCTGTGCCGGCGCCGTCGTTTCGTTCTTGCCCACGGCTTGTTCGCTTACTTCTTCTTCGCAGCGGGCGTCGGCGTCGGTGTAACCGGCACGGGCGCGTCGGCGAAAAGAGCCAGCGCCGCGCGAATCAGCATCACGTTCTTGCCGAGCGCGGTTTGGATGCTTTTCGCGGGAATCTCCGAATCACCGCCTTGGGCAGGGACCCCGTTGTCGAGCACCTTCACCGATTCGTTAAGGACGGTGGTGAGTTGCTGCATGATTTGCCCGGCCACGAACGCGGCGCGCGTTTCCGGTGGCAGTTTTATGACCGCTTGCGCCGATGCCGGCGCACCGGTTGGCGCCGGTGTGGGTGTTTGCGCGAACAGCGCGGAGCTGAACGAACTAGAGAGGATTAACAGGATTAATAGGATTTTTTTCATAGGTGTTTTTTGGTTGTGTGGCTTTCAGGTTTGCTCTTTTTGAGGGGCGAATACGTTGTGGTCTCGATCACCAACAGAAGGGTTTTGTAGCGCGATTTCAGGAGTGGCTTTAGAGCCTTAGCCTCTTTCTCATTCCAGCTTTCGAACTCTGTGTTGTGCCACTGGGGCGGATTTCCGTGCATCGCTCCCCAAGCCCACCAAACCCAACGATTGCGAGGTTTTTTATCGAAGACTTTGCTCACATCGGCTCCTCGATGTTGCGGGCTCTGTCCTCGAACCGGGTGAATTCCTTCAAAAACGTCAGGGCGATTTCGCCGATCGGGCCGTTCCGCTGTTTGGCGATGATCAGCTCCGCTGCGCCGGCCAGCTCGGCGCGCGCGTCCTCGTCCTCTTCGTAGATCTCCGGGCGCACGAGTAACGCCACCAGGTCGGCGTCTTGTTCGATCGAGCCGCTCTCGCGGAGATCGCTCAGGCGCGGTGTGCCGCCGCTCCGCGCTTCCGGCAGCCGATTCAGTTGCGCGCACACCAGCACCGGCACGCGCAGCTCTTTCGCCAGGCCCTTCAGTCCCGCCGAGATCTCGGAGATCTCCAGCTGTCGATTCTCCGACGCGCGTTTCGTGGTCGACCGGAGGAGCTGCAGGTAATCCACCACGATCAATTTAATGTCGTGCTGCGCTTTCAGCCGGCGCGCTTTCGCCCGGAGCTCCAGGATCGAAAGGCCGGCCGTGTCGTCGATAAAGATTTTCGATTCGGCCAGCTTCGACGCGGCCGCGGTGATCGATGGGAAATCGCGCTCGGCCAGGAACCCGTCGCGCACCTTTTGTAGGTTAACTCGCGCGCGGGAACACAGCATCCGTTGCACGAGCTGCTGGCTGCTCATCTCCAGGCTGAACACAGCCACGGACAACTTCTCATTAATGGCTACGTGCTCGGCGATGTTCATCGCCAGGGCCGTCTTGCCCATCGACGGCCGGGCCGCGATCACGATCATCTCCGATTCGTGGAGGCCGTTCGTCATCCGATCGAGCTCGGCAAAGCCGGTTGCCAGGCCGGTGACGCCGCCGCGGTTCTCGTAGAGCGCCTCGATCGATTCGATGGCTTCCATCACCTGGTCTTTCATGGTGGCAGCCGCGGCGTTGAACCGGTCCTGCCCGACCACGAAAATTTTCTGCTCTACTTCATCGAGGAGATTGTTCACTTCATCCTGTTCCTCGAACGCGCGCCGGACGCTCTCCGTGCACGCCGCGATGATCTGCCGGAGGATGTATTTGTCCCGGACGATCTCGAGGTAGTAAGTCACGTTCGCCGCCGTAGGCACGAAGGTGAACAAGCTCGTCACCAACGGGGCGCCGCCGACCGTCTCCAGAATGGCTCTATCCCTCAGCACCTGAGTGAACGTGATCAGATCGATGCCCTGGCCGGCGTTCCAGAGCTCCACGAGCACCGTGTAGATCGTTTGGTGCGCCGGGACGTAGAAATATTCCGTCCCGGCCGCGCCGAGCTTCTCCACGCATTCCGCGATGATCTCCCTCGGCGAAATGAGCATCGAACCGAGCACGCCTTGCTCGGCCTCGATCGAATGCGGCAGCGTCCGGTGAATGTCCTGGGAGGAGGAGGTGAACGGCCGAGTGCTTGCGCCGTTCTTCTCCGGCCACCCGCGTGCGCGAGATGCTTTCTCTGTGGTGGGCGCGACCATTTTAATCCGCGGACGGCTCGACTCCTACGATCTTGGCTCGGGTGAGGTCTTGGCCGTAAGTTCGATAGAAGTCCTCGACGCTTTGTTTTGTAGGAAAGAGCCTTGAGGTCGGACACTTCCCCTCGTGTCTGAACGCCCGCTGCAGCTCGACCTCGCGCGCCGCATCGTTGCGGCGCATCGCCTCGACGATGGCTGCCCCGAGCGGAGTTATCACGTAAGCGCCCTTGCTCATGATAACAGCGCCGGTTGCGTCGGCGATTGGAGAGCCTCGCGAAGAGGTTGAGGTTTGACGGTTGAGGGTTGAGAGGCGGCCAGCGCTTTCTGCAGGGCTTGCCGCGCGGCGAGGTTGCGCGCGATCCGTGCATCGCGCGGCACGCAAACGCGTCGCCGCGCTGCCAATGAACGGCGCGACCAGCTCACGATGCCACCTCCCCGGCCGCGACGATGTCGGCTTTCTCCCGCTTGAATTTCGGAACCTTCTTCAGCTCAAAGTGTGGGATCCGCGCGCTGCGAAACGCGCTCTCGCCTTGGAAATTGTCAACGAGCTCGAAGGCTGTGACCTGCTTCGATCCATCCTCGGCCGGAAGCGTTACTTCTACCTGTTGGTGAACTTCGAGTCCGAGCCGTCGCGCTTCCTGGAGCGCCAGGTCGGCCTTGCTGTAGTGCGCGCTGCCTCGGGCTTTCTCGCGCAGATGCCGCGCAATCAGGCGGCGGATTTTACCGTTCGGTTTCTTTGTTGTCGTCTTACTCACTTGTTCTTTTCCTCCATCACCGGGGAGTTCCGGCAGTGGGGCCGGACAGGTTCTTCCGCGGTTAAAATTCTTTGCGGCTTCATTGGGCTTCCTCTTCGTCATCCTCGCTTCCGTCGCGATCCTCGTCGGCCGTGAACTCGGAATAGGCTTTCAGGACCGCGCGCCAGTGGATCGTGCGCTTTTGTTCCGCGGCGGTTTCCCTGGCCTGCTGGAGCAGCATCATCCAGACGCCCAGGCCATCGGATGTGATCACGTCGTGCTGGAGTTGCGCAGGCGTGTCGGTATAGGCCTTCGTTTTTTCTTCGCCGTCGCCATCAATGAATTTGGTGTGAACGGTCAGCTTCTCGTCCGGCGCCGGATCGAGACCTACCGATCGTGCGAACGCGTTCAAGTCGCCGCGGGACGGTATCGCCGGCATCTGCAAGCGCGGCAGGCGCCGCCGCCAGAGCCGCTTCAGCCGTTTCGAGGGCGCGCCTTTCAGCAAGGTGTCGCGCCCGTGATGATCCATGCAGAGCACGATCGGGCAGCCGGTCCGGTCCCAGAGCTCGCGCAGAAAATCGAGCGTTGCCAGGCCCCAGGTGTTGCGGATCGAGTAGAAGCATTGGTCGGCCTCGTCCACGAGCAAGAGCATGCCGGGCCGGAACGCGTCGATCACCTTGTCGTGCAGATCGTTCACCGTCTGGCGGTCGCCCATTGCGAGCACGCGCGCGCATTCCCGCAGGAAATCCCCGAGCTGCCCGCGCGTGGGCATCCGGACGTAAATGGCGCGGCCGCGGTGGCGTTTCGCGTATTCCTCAAGCGCGAACGATTTCCCGATGCACATGTCACCGAAAACAAAACCGATCCGGCGCAGCTTCACCGCGCGATCGCAGTAGTCCCAGATCTTCCTCGCGAGCCGGGTCACGACGAATCCTTCGGTACGCACTGACGGTTCCACGTTGCGGCGCAGCAGCGCGATCGCGCGCATCATCGGATCGATGTTCGCGCCGTCAGCCATGCGGCGGCCGGTGAGGAGCTGGTAGATGGAATCCGCCGAATAAAATTCGCCGTTCGCTTTCGCGACCAATTTTCCCATGCGATCGCGCCCCCAATTATTGTCGCGGCAATAACTCCAGAACCAGGCCAGGAGTTCGCTGTGCTCTTCGGGGAGATGGGTAAGAGCCTTGTTCAAGGCGTCGCGGCCGATGTTGAAACGCGGCGCGGCCCTTAGCGCTCCCGGAAGGCTGGAGCCATTACCGCTCTGCGGCGGTGTTGGGTCCACCGGATCAGCGGATCGTGGTCGATCGAGTATTGCGGGTGCTACCATATTTCGTCCTCACTTACGGGGGCTGCGGTTTGGGATGCGTGATCGGGGGTCCGGGATAAAAAATCTGAGGCGCGCGATGCGGCTCCGAAGCGCGCGGCGCTTTGCCGGGTTTGCTCCCGGTCGTCATGCGATTGCCGGCGGCCGTTAAGATGGCGCTGGATCTCATGAATCCGATCCGCCGGCTTGAAAGCGGCCCGCGCGGAGGACCTGGCAAGTCCCTCCGCGCGGGAAGGCAGCTCAACTGTCTCGGGGTTCTTCAGCCCCGAGGTATTGGACCGCTGCCCTATTTCAAAGGTCCGAGCCGGACCGGCAAATTCTCCCGCGCGGCTTGCGTCAGCTATCCGCTCTGCTCCGCCTTTCGGCTGTGCTTGCGTGCGGTCGCGCGGGGAAATTGAAGAATCAGATCGATCATGAGCAGGAGCACGAGTGCCGCCGGTGGCGGCAGGCAGCGTGTGCACCGCGCTTTTCATCGCGGTGTCGTTGGCGACGGCGTCGGCCGCGGCGGCTTCGCTCTCGGGTGCATGGAGCAGCCGCAGGCGCTCGATCGTGCGGTTCTGGCTGCGACGTTTCGCGCCCAGGACTTTCCTGGTCGCTGCTTCGTCGAACCAGGGCACCTTGCCTTCCAGCGGGATCGACTCAACGTATTCGCCGCTCGGTTTCAGAATGTGGATTACATCCGGGTTCAGCCGGTTCAGCACCCACAACACCTTCTCGTTCGTGCCGGCCTTCTCCTGGATCGTTACCGAATCTTCGTGCCAGAAATTGAGCGGCTTCGGCGTGATCCCTTCCACCTTGATTCCGTTGCGCCCGACCTTGCTGAATCCTTTCTTGCACAGAATCAGCGCGGCGATCGCATCCGGCAGCCGTTCCACTTCGCCTGGCCGCTGCGCATACTCGCGCGCTGGATCATTTGTGACCCGCCGCAGGCGGGGGAGCTGGTGATCGGGGGAGCTGGCGATCGGTTGAATGTGAATGTTGGTGGCGGTCATGATTCAGTTCTGTGAGTGGATGATTGGCTTGTGCGTGTTGCGACCCACCGAGTTGATCCAGGCGAAAGTGAGCAGCGGCATTAAGCTGGCTAGAGTCTTGTCAGGCTTCGCGACGATGAGCGTGCCGTAGCTGATCGCGAAGTTCATCGACGCGTGCTGCGACGATTGGCTGATGAAAGTGCCGACAGTCGGATTCATTGAGCACCGCCTTTCTTCGCGATCGATTCGAAGACGTGACAGATCTTCAAGAATTGCTCGTCGGTCATTTGCGCGATCTTGATCACGCGCCCCAGCGCACGACTCGTTAGGGCAAACCGATTAAGGTCAGGCTGCGCAGCTGCCGCCGCTTTCCAGAGCCTCCAATACATCCCGTTGCGTTGCGCGATCGTCAGCGGCTTCGCGGCGCCATTCAGCGTGTAGGTCTTGCCTGCTCCCACTTCGACATTGGGCGTTGCACGTTGGACGGACGTTACCGGAGCGACAGCGACCGCCGCTCCGTTCCCGTTCTGTCCATTGGCGCTTTTCAGATTCGTGACGTCTTTCCACACGCCGGGCTCCACTTCCGCCTGCACGAATTCGCCGTGGTCCGCGTACTCGTGGCCCGGCTCGTGGTTCAGCTTGTCGATCGCTTCATGGACGGCCCATTGGAGCTGCGAGAGGTAAAGCATCGGCAGCTGCAGCTTGAGCCGTTTGCCGGTGCGCGCGCGCACTGCCACCGCGAACGTCGCCAGCTTCTCCGATTCCACCACGAGCGTTCCGTAGCGCGGATCATCCTTCGTCAGCGCGAGCGGGTTTGCCTTCGGCCGTTGCCCGAATCCGACGCTTGCCGGCGTGTTCTGCCAGTTGTTCCCGATCTGCCCTGGCAAATGTAAAAGCGCGTAGTGCAACCGGCGGATAAACGATTCGATCACCGCTTTGCCGGCCGCGTTGCCGCTGGCTACATCGCGCGGCGCGCCTACCCACGTGATGCCGCCGTTCATTCCCGTGCGGATCACCTGGATGCCGCCGTTGGTCATCTTCTCCAGGACTTCCTGGGCGGCCTCACTGCACGGCGTCGCGCCCCGCTCGAATTTAATGTAGGTCGTGTAACCCTTCCCGATCCCGAAGCCAGGCGTTTGGAGTCCGTGCGCGAGCAGCTCTTCCACGTCCTCCTGGCGGATCGCGTCCATCGGCTTGATCAGGAACGCCACGATCATCCGGCTCGCCACTTCCATCAGGACGTAGATCCGCACGATAATCGCGCGCCCGGTCGCGTCGTGGATGCAGAGCAAGTCGAGCCGCGCGTCATCGAGCGTGAACAGCTCGCACTTGCGCAGCTTCGAATAATCCATCGTCACATGGCAGGCGCGCGCCTTGAACGCGGCCACGCCGCGGTTGCCTAGCGCGCGCGCGGCCGGCGCCGGAGCGTAGGAACGAATCGTCGACTCCGAGTACGGAAACTCTGCGCCGGCAGGATAATCCTCGAGGTTGATGCCGGGGATCGGTTTGCCCTCGGCAAAATCGCTTTTAAGGCATTGATAAACCACCGAGATCGGCGCCAGGCCGTCCTTATCGCGCCCGCCCATCTTGAGAGTGCAACGGCGTTGGATCTCGGAGACAAGGAGATCGGGGATGCGAGGGATGCCCGCCTTGTAATTAAGCAAGAGCGCTTCCGGGGAGCACTTCGTGCATTCGCCATCTGCGCCGGAATTCCACCGATACCATTCGCGAACGAGCGTCCCGTAGGAAACCTTCAGCTTCTTCATGATCCGCTCCTGGACTCCGGAGCGGCGGCTTACTTTCACGCCCGCCTGGACCACCACGCCTTTCAACTCTTTCGCGAGCTTCTTTAAGGCGCGTGTCGGGAAAACGCCTTCCGTCTGCACCCGCGCCGCCAGCGCGGAGAACTCACGATGCAACAACAGCGCGCGATTGCGCTGCCACTGTTTAACGCTCGGCAAAGTCGCCTCGCTCATTTGCGATCTCCGATTTGCGATTTGCGATTTCGCAGAAGCTCCCGCTCGATCCAGCCCGCTACCGCAGCCTCAGACCAGCCCGACCCGGACAGCGGAGCGTTCGGCATCTCCATCACCAGCCGATTCACGCGCTCACCACAACCATCTGTAAAAAGGTATCTCGCAATGCGACGCGCTAGTCTGCGTTCGACATTCGGCGTTGGACGTTGGGCGTTGGACGTTTTCTTACGATCCGATTTCATAGACGTCTCCGTGTTCCTTGAATTTTGCGCGGGCGTGCTCGGCGAATTCCTTCGCGATCATGTCCCAGGGATTGCCGGTGAGTTCCTCCAGGGTCCGCTGCAGCCGGGCGCACACCGTCGAAAAAACCTTCTTGTTCATCTGCGGCTTCAACTCGACGACCGTGTCGCAGTGCTCACGCAGATTGACCGCCGCATCGCGCATCAGGTTCCACTTCGTGCCCCCTGATTCGTCCTCTTCCTCCTCCTCTTTGTCCTTCAGCTTGTAGAGGTCGCCCGGCCGTTTCCCGTGAAGCGCTTCGGTCGCGCGCAGCTTCTCAACATCGGCGCTGGTCGACGCCACGGTGAGGCCGGCATTGCGGGCCGCGTTCATGTAGTTCTGCGCGGTCCGGAGCTGGACCGGGGGCAAAAACGAAACCGTTTCGTTTTTGTCGGAGGGGCAGAAAACGTCGGTGAGAGTGGTGCCAGGCGCGCTGGTCGCGGACCGCACGAAATCCTCAAAGTGACCGTGGCCGATCGCGTCCTTGGCCTTCAGGAAATAGAGGCCCATCTCGACGCAGTCGTAGACAACGTCCTCCTGAAACGCGCGCGTCTTGCCGCCGATCGTCTCGTAAACTCGTCGAATGTTTTTCTCGCAATCGGCCAGCGTCTTTTTGTTAGGCGGTGGGACCAGCTCCACCTTCACGCGCTTCGCTTTCTCCTTTTTGCACACGTGGGCCTTGAGGTTCACGAACCCGCCGATCCCGCACTGCGGGCAAGTTAGGAGCCGTTTCGCTTTGCGTTTGTGCTTACTCATGCGCGTGGTGGCCAGCTCCAGCGGCCCGCGGTCCCAGCGCCTTCGAGAAGACCTACTTGGTCTGCGACTGAAACCATGAACGGGTCGGTCGGATCGTAGATGACGCGGACGTTGATCAGCCCATCCTCATTGACTCGCGTCACTATCGCCGGCCGGATGCGATCGTTGTCGGCGACGTACTGCCAATACTTGGGCGGCAGCGAAAACAGAACAGTCCTTCCGATGGTTGGTTTCATAATTTCTCCAGGCTCGCGTCGGCGATGATTTGCTCTTCGAGCTCGGCGCGCCGGATCTGGTTGCGGGTAAAAATCTCGCCGTCGCGCAGTCCGATCTTGTAGAGCTCCTGGCCGCGCACGCGCGCCTCTTCGGCTTGCCGGATGTTCCAGTAGAGCGACACCCCGAGCGCCAGGACGACTGCGAAAAAGGCAACTGCTATAAGGCGGATCGACTTCATCTCGCCTCCGCCGCTTCGCGCCAGAGCTGCGCGATTGTTGCAAAGTCAGCGCGGTCCTGCAGATGCCGCGCGTTGAGCGCCGCCAGCTCCATCGATTTGTGCGCCGCGAGAAGGAGCTTCCGTTGGCGATTGGTTAAGCCGCGTCCCCACTCGAGTGCCTGTTCGGTGTTCGCCAGGGGCGGCACCACGAACTCAAAAATGCGTATGCCGGACAACACCACGTTGCTCATCGCCGCGCCCTTTCTTGTGTCGCCAGCACGATCAGTTTCGTCAGCTGGTCCGGCGTCAACGCGCGGAGCAGGTCCGCGAAGGACTCGATGAAATCAGCCGGCGCGTATTGCGCGGTCCGCGCGTGATAGACGAGAATGCTGCGCCGCGTCACCAGGTTCGTCTTCTGCGTGCCGAACGCACTATCCGCGTGCGCTTCCAGGCGGCCCAGCTCGATGAGCTTGCGCACGAAATCTTGTTCGCGCCCGATCGCCTTCGCCGCTTCCCGCACTGAGTAGAGCGCCTTCTTATACGGCATCAGAAAATCGAAGTGCCGTTGCGCCAGCGCGAACTCCGCATCACTCGCGCTAAAGCGCGATGGCGCGCGGCCGTTTGTCTTGCGCGGTGCCTCCATCGTCATCATGCCGCCATCTCCCACGGCCGTTGCGCGGGCCGGCGCTCGCATTCGAAAAGGGCGCGCACTGTTTCCAGTTGTTCGCCGCCGAGGCGAAACCGAAGTTTACGAAGCGCTCTCCGCGCGATCTGTGTGATCGCTTGCTCGCTGCAACCGCACCAGGCTGCGATGTCTTCATAAGGAAGCGGCTGGCCCGGCTTCGCCGCGATCGATAAAAGTGCCAGGCCCAGGTCCACCGCTTCGCTCCTCGCTCTGCCCCGGCCGAGCTGGACAGGTTTGCGGCCGTTCCGGAGCTGCCACCGCTGATACTTCGTCAGATCGGTCCGGTGCGTGAACTCGTCCTGGATTGGAATGCGGCCGTGTCTCATAACCGTCCTCCGGCCGGCGCGTGCCGGTAGCTTTCAGCGCCGAGGTTCCGCCGGATACGAAGACCGGCCAGTTGAAAACGTTCCCGCTGCGCCACGTTGATCTCGCGGCGATGCTTCTCGCAAAACTGCGCCGTTGCTACCGCGCGCGCCTCGCACCTTACGCACTTCCCATCCCGCATCCGGCGCAGCTGGCTTCTCCGCGACCGCGAGAGGTCCGTCCGGCCGCTGATCTCGTCCACGATCTTCTTCACGGCTTGCCGCCTCCGGCGCGGTTGATAGGCTCGGCAGAATGAAAGGCGCAGAATGGATGGGAGGCGTGACTCTGGGCATCGCGCTGCTCGGCGCGGTCCTCGGTATCATCAACACCTGCTACAACGTCATGTGGCGGGATCGCATCCGATTGAAGGTTGTCCCTGTCTGGCTGTTCTTTGGCGGGGGGCACGAGCAGCTCGGGATCGACGTGACGAATCTCAGCTTTCTTGACGTCACGGTCACTGGCGCTGGCTTCGCTGCGCGCGGAGAGAAAGGCTTTTACTCGATCGTCCCAGCGGAATTGCTCCACGGCGGTGTTTTGCCGCAGCGCCTGCAGCCACGGACATCGATCACAATCCTCGTGACGGCTGGTGCAGAAAATCAGGAATGGATGGCCGGGATCGACCACGCTGTTGTCAAAACCGCTTGCGGCCGCCGCTTTAAGGGAACAACCCCGGCGTTGCGTGGCCAGATCAAGAAGGTGCGCACGGCACTTGCGTCGTGAGAGGACACCGAACAGCGCGCTGGTGAGTCGAAGGTACCGCTCCCGAAACGGATTCTCCGTCCGCTTGTCACTCGTCACTGGGCACTGGTCACTGCCTGGCTTCATGATTTCAGCAGCTCCCGGAATTTCAGTTGTTGGCGTTCAGTTTCCCGCACCATCGCAGCTAGCTGTTCCGCGCGGGTTGCCTCTTCCTTGCAGTCTTCCTGCAACGCCACGGCGAGCGTGTCGTAAAAATCAGCGGCTTGAGCAGTCTTAAGGAGGCCCGATTGATCCGCTTGCCGTTCCGCCATCCTGGCGACTTCCCTTAAGGCTGCGATTTTTGTCATCGAAGCGCCTCCGCGAGTTTCTTCTGAACGCGGGGGCAGCGACCACGGACGCTGAGACGGATCGCCTCGTCGCTGCACTGGAGTTTGGCGGCGCAAGCCTTGATCGACCCAAAGCGGTGGATAATTTTCGCTTTGACGGGCCACCATTTTTTGTGATTACTTGTGCTCACCGCGTTTGGAATATCCAAAACTTGGGAACGTCGTCAATACAAAAAATGTATCTCCCCCAAAATTTGTGACAGCCAAGGAATTCATCCTCGATGCGCTCGAAAAAACCGGTTTCTCCGTCGAGGAGATGGCTGACCGGCTCGATTACAAAAGTCTAAAGCGCGCTATGTCGGGAGAGATTCCGCTGCCCGAGGCTAAGCGGAAGCATATACAAGATTTGGTGCGACTCGCCCGCGCTTATCGCCCAAAAGATGGGTTAATCGTTGCTGAAGAGACCCCCGAATTCGGTGCCAGCCCGCGCTCTCTTATCAGAACACGCCGGGAGGAAATGAACCTCACCGTCGAAGACCTCGCGAAGCTTTCCAAGGTTCCCGCCGGCTACATTCGCCAGATCGAGGCCGGCGACGTCCAGGGCTCGAGCGAAAAGCAACTTCGCAAACTCGCAGCTGCGTTAAAGCTCGACCCCGAAGTTTTGATGGGCGGATCGGATCATCCGCCAGTGATCAGCGAGAACCGAAAAACCTTTGGTCAAAATCCAGGCGTCGCGACACCGGGCGGGATGAACGTGAAGACCATTCCGCTCATCTCAATGGCTCAGGCCGGCGAGCTCGTCAGCTACGAGGACGTTTACGATTACGAAGGCGTCGTCGCGTTCGACGCCAAAGACCCGCGCGCGTTCGCCGTCCAGATCCGGGGCGACTCAATGTCGCCGATCTACAGCGAAGGCACGATCGCAGTTTGTTACCCGAGCCACAAACCGCGCAACGATAACCTGGTCATCGCGAAACTGCGCGACGGCGCAGTCCTCTTCAAACGTGTCCAGTTCGCGGCCGGCGAAGTGATCTTCCATTCCATCAACCCCAATTACCAGCCGATGAAGTACGACGAGCGCGATCTCGTCTGGCTTTATCCCGTCGGTCTCACCCAGAAATCAGAGCTATGAAAACCCTCACCCTCCTCATTGCCGTGGCCATGCTCGGCCTAACGAATCTGCTCGCGCAGAAGCCAACGCCCACTCCGAAGCCAAAGCCGCGACAAGAGCCCAAACAACGTGTCGGCGACATCTCGAATCCTGAAGCGGAAAAGCCGCCTTTCGTCGGCATGACCAAAGCCCAGGCGCTGGCGCGTTATGGCAAGCCGAAGAAACACACTGTCACCGAGGAAGGCGAGCAGTGGGTTTACATCCTCAACATGGGCGAGATCATCGGGAAGGCGTTCATACCTTTCAATTTCAAACCTACTGTTCCGCGCACCGGCGTCCTGACCTTTGGTTCCGAGGGCACGGTCAAAAAATTCACCTGGGATACAGAGAAGCACGATTGATGAAAAGCCTGACCCTCCTGTTAATCCTGTCTTTGTTTTCCAGCTCCGCCTGCTCTGCCGCCGACGAGTCCTACTACCTCGTGCAATACGAGGTCGTCGGTTCAACGAAGTCAGTGATGGTCACCCTAACGAAGCCTGGCGCGAGCATGGAGCAACACACCTGGAAAGTTCCGTTCACTCTTCCGCCGCTGCCCTTCGGAGGTATGGATACCGCCACCATCTCCGCACAAAAGCAATCCGAACGCGGTGATGTCACAGTGAGAATTCTCGTGAACGGAAAGGTTGTCAGAGAGGCGACGAGTTCTTCGGCTTACGGCATTGCATCGGTAAATTGGACGGGCATGCTGGACGCCAAAGGCGAGCAGGCTATCACATCTACGGAAGAATTGGCGAAAGCTAAGGCGCTTGCGAAAAAGCCGGTGCCGCCGCCAAATTGAGGCGCCTTTTTCCGGTTTACGGTCTCCGCGTTCCAGTTTCGGCAAATTTAGTGCCGATAAGTCCGATAAGTCCGATGGCGGGTTAGACGTTTCCTGCGGGAGCGTCTTTGCTCGCCCACATGGATACAAAACCATGGTGGCAAAGTAAAACTATTTGGGGCGCGATCATCTCCGCGCTGGTTACCGCTCTCAGCCTTTTCAAGATCAACATCGGCGATCTCGCTCCTGATCTGACAACCGGCGTCCTCGGCACCGTCGGTCTCATCAGCACCATCCTGGTCATCGTCGGCCGCGTGAAAGGTGCCGGCACTATCATCACCGCCACGAAACAGGATGGCGGCTCCACCATTCCACCAGCGCGGCTGTTCCTCCTGGTCTTTCTCGGGCCCTGGCTCGCCGTAGCCTTGAGCGTAGGCGGCTGCGCGCAAGGCCCCGTGTATCCGGTGAGCCCGGTCGCAGTCGTCGGCGACGATTTCCAGGTCGCGGCGCACGACGCCCTCGCCGCTTACGCCGAGTACAAGGCCGGCAACGTCAACATCACCTGGGCGCTCCAGAAGATGTTCAACGCCTACTCGCTCTATGCGAAAAGCGCGCCCGATGTGAAAGCGCTCATCAATGCGTGGACCGGCAACGCCGGCGACAGCCAGGAGCTCGCCGATCGGCTCGCCCGGATCTTCGGTAGTTCGCCCGCGCCGCCCGAGACCAAGATGAAAGCGCTTGCCCAGGCCGCCCAGAACATCGCCACCGCGAAACAGTAAAACTGCGACGCGCGCTCATGGCTCTATCTTTATCGACGGCGCGTCCCGCCAGGCCTACACCCGCCCGGAGCAGCGACCCGAGCGAGGCCGAGCTCGACGCCGTCCACGCGGAGATCCGCCGGAAGCGATTAACGATCGGCGGCCTCGAAGCTGAAATCAAAATCCTGGAGCAACAGAAGCAGCTCGTCTGGGCGCGCGTGATGCGAGCGCGGGCCAATCAATCGCATTCAGAAAGTTTCTCGTGATGTTGCTTCCAGCAGGCCAGGTCATCACTTTCAAGGGGCGCGATGGCGCCGCGCGCGCTGCGGAGATGGTGCGCGAGATGTGCGGCCGGGCTGAGCAAGTTGGGAGCTCGGTCCACGTCAAACACCGCACGCATTACAAGCCGTCGTTAACTGCGGACGTGGATCAGTTCGGCTTCGATGAAGCCGCCGCGGGCCGCAACGGCCGCCACGAGGCGATGCGCGTATGAGCAACGTCGCTCTCGCTCTTTTCATGATCGCGCTCTTCATCACCGCGGCTGTTCTCATCCTCCGGAACAAAAGGGGGGCAAGTGAATGACCGCAATGCTCGCGCAATCCTCCCTGCCTGCTCTTACCGAAAACGGAGGAGCCACCGCCATTGGCGTCTGGGTGCTAATGGCCATCGCCGTCTTTGCCGGCGGCATCTTCATCTACAACCAGATCCTTACCGCGAAGGTCAGCCAAAAAGTATTGAATGCTCCCGTCGCGACCCAGCAACAGATCGCGCAACCGCTCATCGTGGCGATGGAGAAGGAGTTCGTTATGCGACGTGACTTCGATGTGCTCAGCCGCACCGTCGATGACAACCGGAAGGAAGCCATCGAGGCCATCCGCAAACAGTCGGAACTGCTCACCGCGCTCGGGGAAGACTCGCAAGAGCGTGGCGAAAAACTCGCAGCCATCGAAGCGGATTCAAAAACGCATACTCGGCAGCTCACCGGAATCGATAAGTCCATCGGAGATCTGCGTGAAGACCTCGGGTTCCAAAGAGGAAGAACGGAGAAGCGCGTATGACCGATCCGATCCAATTGCGACGGCGCGTGCGCTGGGTGTTATCGACCCTGCCGAAACTGCGCTGGCTCCTGGAGTCGATGATCTTCGACAAGCTCAAGCCCGGCTTCCCGGAGCTGAAGACGGACCAGCTCAGCATCGCGCTGCGGTGGAACCAGGAGCACGGCTTCTGCGAAGGCCGCAAGAACGCCGACGAAGAAGAGCAGGAATGGCGCCTCACCGACGACGGGTGGGCCAAGGAGGGACTCGCGTGAATGAGCAAGACTCGCTCCGATTCATGGCTTCGGAATCTTCCGGCGGAACGCCAGGAGCAGATCATCGAGTGGTGCAACGCTCCCGCCGATCGCGAGCCGGAGACGGACAAGGCCGTTCCGAAAACGGGCGGTTATCATTACGCGCGTGCGCAACTGGCCGCCGATGGTCTCAGCGCTTCGGTCTCTACGCTCTCGGACTTTTATTCCTGGTGGCATTTGCGCCAAAAGTTTCAGCGTGCCGAGCAGAAGACTTCGGATTTCGAGGAATTCGCGCGCCGGGAATTTCCGGATGTGGCGCCCGAACGTATTCAGCTGGCGGGTCAAAATTATTTCACACTCCGAGCGGTGGCCTCCGACAACTCGGAGGAGTTCCGCGAGATGGAAAAGCTTCGCCTGGCGAAAGAGACCGCCGAAACCAAAGGCCGGCAGAAGGACGAGGAGCTCAAGCTGGCCGAACGTCGCGTGCGCGTAATGGAGTCGAAAATCTCCAAGGCGGAAGAAACGCTGAAGGACGGCTCGCTCAATCCAACCCAGCGCGAGCAGCGCATGAAGGAAATCTTCGGGATCACCACGTGATGGAAGCTGTCGCCGAAATCACTCCGACGCCGACAGCCTGGCGCAATCCCTTCCCGAGCGACGATCCGCGCTCGATGCTGCTCGAGTATCAGCATCGCTTCTTTACAGATCCTGCGCGTTTCAAAATTGGTTTGTGGACCCGGCAAGGCGGTAAGGATTTCACTACGGAAGGCGAAGCCGTCGCCGATTGTTTCCAGCGGCCGAAGACGGAGTGGATGGTCGCGGCGCCATCGGAACGCCAGGCGCTCGATTCGCTGGATAAGGGCAAGGAATGGGCGGAGGCGTTCGATCTCGCGATCAGCGATTACCAGGAGCGCCGCGAAGGTTCTTCGAGCGAGACGCTTCTTAAATCCGCCGAGATCATTTTCGCGAACGGCTCGCGCCTGCGCGCCGTGCCAGGCAAGCCCGACACCGTCCGTGGCCGAAGCGCGAATCTTCTGCTGACGGAGTTTGATTTCTTCGAGGACAGCAACGCCACCTGGCGCGCCATCCTGCCATCGATCACTAACCCGCTGCGGGGCGGTCAGAAGCGCGTCCGCATTATCACGACGCCGAACGGGATCGGCGGCGCGTGTCACAAAATTTGGACGAAGGACGAAGCAAACAGCCGAGTCAAATGGAGCCGGCACAAGGTCACGATCGAAGACGCGGTCCGCATGGGATTGCCGGTCGACATCGAAGAGCTGCGCGAAATGTTCGACGATGCGGACGGTTGGGCGCAGGAATTCATGTGCGAATTCCTCGACACCGCGAGCGTCCTCTTGCCTTATGAACTGATCGCGAGCTGCGAGAGCTTTGAGGCATCGACCGCGATCGAGCCCGACTTCTGGCAAACCCGCGGCGCATTTCCGATTGATCTCGGGATCGACTTCGGCCGGCGCCGGAACCTCACGGTGAGCTGGGCGCTCGAGAAGATCTCTTCGGCCCTAAGCGTGACGAAGGAAGTGCTCGAACTGGCGAACATGCCCACGCCGCAACAGGTTGACATCCTGCGGCCGCGCATCCGCAAAGCTCGCCGCGTCTGTCTCGACTACACCGGTCCAGGCATCGGTCTCGGCGATTACCTGGTGCAGGAACATGGCGAGTGGAAACCCGAGCAGCACAAGTTCGGGAAGATCGAGTTGTGCACGTTCTCAAACACCCTGAAGTGCGAAATTTTTCCAAAGCTCCGCATGATCTTCGAACGGCACGGGATCCTGGTGCCGGTCTCAGTCGTGGTGCGCGAGGACCTTCACTCGATGAATCGCGTCGTCACGGCGTCGGGCAACATCACGTATAAAGCGCCGAACACTCCGGATGGCCACGCCGATCGCTGCACCGCCGCTGCACTAGCTGTGCGCGCTGGTTCCTTTGCGGCCGCCCCCTTCGATTTCGAGCCCATGGGCCGGGACGATTACGCCGCCAGCCGGACCGGGGATGAGGCGGAAACGGAAGCGAGGTTCGCGTTGTGAGTAAAGCGATCCGCCAGTCCGGCTCGGACCGCGCGAGGATGCCCGTGGTCGTTTTAGGGCCTGTCTCCATCGCTGATCGGCCTTCCGATCGTTCTGCAAGCGTTTGCATGGCGGCAATCGGGCGAATTTTCGGGGAGGCGACGAGCTGATATGGCCGCCCGGACCCAAAAACCCCAGGTCAACGGCAAACGGAACGCCACCGCCCCAACCGGCGCGGCCACGCTCGAGGTCCCGCAACCCTCCATTCTCCCTTCTCCATCCTCGCCTCCGATCGGCGGCGGCTTCGATGCCGGCGTTACCCAGGCCCAGACAAATTCGAACGAGCCGCTCTTTAGTCCAGAGCAGCTCGAGATGCTCAGCTTTCGCCGGTTCAATCCCTTCGCCCAGTTCAACGCCGCCGGGCTCGCTAACGCCCTCGATAGTTACCTGGCTGGCTACCTGGTCCCGGCCGCCCGGCTTTGGGAACGCCTGGCTAAACAGCAGAAGACCATCCGCAACGTCAAAGCGAAGCGGGAAGAAGCGGTCGCGCTCCGGCCGCGCGTCATCGAGCGCGTCGACGATTCGCCCATGGCTTTCGACCAGGCGTTCATCCTCGAGCATTTCTACGCGAACGCTCGCGCCGGCCACGCCCTCAACCGGAACGTTCGCGGCGGGTTCTCGAAAATCGTCATGCAGATGATGGAAGCGAAAAGCTTCGGCACGGCCGCGCATCATCTCATCTGGAATCCCGACAGCTCCACCCAGATCAAGCTGCCGAGTGGCGCGTCCGTCCCCAGCCTCACCGCGCGGTTTGAATATGTGCCGATGGAATTCTTCGAGAGCCGCACCGGCGAGCTCCGGTTCCTCGGGATGTCGCAGGCTTACTCCGGAGAAAGGCTCGCGGAGACCGCCTGGCTCGTTACCAGCGAAGAATCGCCCCTCATGTTCGCGGCCTCCGTGCTTGCCTACTACGACAAGCTCGCCACCAGCGACAACATCAATTTCTCCGAGAAATTCGGCACGCCCGGCATCGTGGTCCACACCACCGCGCAGCGCGGCACTCCGGAAGGCGATTCGGCTGTGGCGCTCGCACGATCGCTCGGCTCGAACTATCGCGGCACCCAGTTCGGCGCGGCCGAGAACAAAGTCGAGATCGTATGGCCCAGTGGCGGGACGAGCGGCAATTCCCTCCCGATGCACAACATCATCGAGGAAGTGAAGCGCGACCTGGCTTCGCTTTATCTCGGCGCGGATCTGAGCACGCAATCGCGCGGTCAGGAAAGTGTCGGCGCCAGTGTGCAACAGGAAGGGGAGGAACGCCGGGAACGCGCCGATTGCGCCTGGATCTCAGAGACGCTCAATGCCGGCATCGACGTCATCGTGCTCCGCTGGTACTTCGGCGACGCGCCAGTCCTGGCTCGCGTCGTCATCGACGCCCCGAAGAACGAGGACCGCAGCATGTTGTCGCAGCTCGTCCAGGACATGGTCGCGCTCGGCGCCGAAGTCCCGATCGAGCCGATCCTGAAACGCCTCAACGTTCCCCAGGCGAAAGCGACCGAGAAGACTTTCGAGAAGCCGGCGGTGCCGGTTCTCGGCGAAAGCGGAAATGGGAAACCGGAGACCGGAAAGCCTGGGAAGAAGACGACAGCGACGAACGTCGCGCCCACTCCGGAAGAAGAGCTCGACCGATTCCTCGGACCTCTCAGGGAAGATTATTTCGTTGCGTTCGCGGGCGACATGCGGCCGCTCGGCGTGGCGCTCGATGCCGTCCTGGCGAACGACGCGATCAACTTCGATTCCAAGGTCACCTGGCTGCGATCGCAGCTGCCGTCACTGCTGAAGGAAATAAACGCGGCGCCAAAAACGGCCGACGTCCTCGAGCAAATCATCCGGACCGCGTTCGCGACCGGCTACACCCAAGCCGCAGACGAAAAAATCGCCGCATGAAAATTCCAATTCTTTCCGATCTCCTCTCTCCGCGATCCGGTTTCATCGACTCCCTTTTCCCGCAGGTGCGCTTCATGGCCATCAACGAAGCCGCTGCGAAGGTCTGTTCTGCGGTCGCCGATCGCTGCTTCTCCTACGCGCTCGCCACTAACATCGCGCCCATGCCGAAGGAAGGCGATTGGCTGCCTATGCCGGAATACGGCGACGTCGATTACTGGACCATGGAGGACGGCAACCCGAAGAAGTACGTCCAGCGCTTCACCCAGGATCAGGCCCGCAAAATGAAACTCCGGTTGCAGGCGAAGAGCGTGCAAGAAGGATCCGATTTTCGTGGGCTTCCGATTTTCGTCGGTCACCCACCGGCTGATGCGGCGAAATGGCCGGACGAGCGTCGACTCGGGCACGTCCTCGAGATCGATGATAATCCTCAGCGCGCTCGCGTCCGCGTGGCGCTCAATGATCGCGGCCGCAAGAATCGCGAAGAAGGCTACTGGGTTTATCCATCGCCAGGCTGGGATTACAGCGGCCCCGAGGCCAGGCGCACCGGGATTATTCTTCCGGACGAACTTCATCACATCGGCATGACTAACATGCCGCGCATGGCTTCCGCGAAGCCCTGGACAAACGTCGACGACACCGCAGCTGCGGCGTCATCGAGTCAACCCGCAGCAGCTAACCAAACAAAGGAAAAAAACACTATGCCTAAATGGCTTATCGAAAAACTGATCGCCCTCAACGTGCTCTCAAAGCCCGCGGACGGCGTTGAACCCACCGAAGCGGAACTGCAAGCCGCCGTCGGCCGTCTTGCCGTCAACGTCGATCCCATGGAGATCGCGCTCGGCCAGAAAAAAATCTCCGTCGTCATCGCCGGCGATAACCGCGAAACGTTCCTCAGCGAGCTCGCGACGAACACGGCTGCCTTGCAGACCGCGCAAACGACCGCCACGAACGCCGAGGCGGAATCGAAGAAGTTCCGGAAGCTCGCCATCAACGCGCACCTCGATCGTGCAGTCGACAAAGGCATCCTCACGGCCGCGGAACGTCCGCAGTGGGCCACCGATTTCGAAGGCGATTTCGACGGCACTCTCACGAAGCTGACCGCGAAGAGAACCGCGCTCAACACCAGGGAGCTCGATCCGCTGCGGCCGGTCAACGGCCACGATCTCTCCACGCCGCGCGGCCGCCAGCTCGCGTTCAACGTCCGCGTTGACGAGCTCGTCGCCGAAGGCCGGAAGAACAACCCACAATTTTCCATCGACGACGCCATCAACAAGATGCGCGGGAACGCAGCCGACGCCGCGCTGCTCAAGGCGATGGAACCAGCGGCGACCACCTAAACCAAAACCGCAGCCCAAACCAACACCACACCACCAATGAGACACACACTGTTAATCATCGGGTGCGCGCTTGCCGCGTTCGCTGACCGCCTCTGCGGTCGCGGGCTCGCGGTCAACGAAGCTCCCGCCGCTCCCATCCCAGGCACGCTCCCGAGCGACACGCCTGTCGTCACTGTCGGCATCCCGACCAATCTGGATCCGAACAAGATCCTCGCCCGCAAGAAGGCATTGATCGCCGCCGGCACTGAGCCGCTCCTCGCCGAGAAGCTCGCCATCGATGCCGAGCAACAGCAATGGCTCCGCGACAACGAGCTCAGCGTGTCCGCGACCGTCGAACAACGGCCGGTCACTGAGAACGTTCTCGTCATCAAGACTCACCCGGACGGTGAGCCCGAAGAAGTGAACCTCGAATCGCTGTCGGTTGCGAAATTGACCGAGCTTGCAGAGACGAACAGCTACGACCTGAAGGGCGCCACTAAGAAGGCTGACATCATCAAGGCGATTCTCGGAGCCGCGAAGGCCTCCATCATCGCGCTCTGCTGCGCGCTGTTCTTCGGCGCCGCGGCGCCGGCCAAGGCGAGCGTCGACAGCATCCCTGTAGCGGCGGCCGTGTCGGCCGCTCCCGCTCTGACTTCGACATTGGACGTTGGACGTTGGGCGTTGGACGTTCCGCCAGCTCCGCTGGCGTCCTTCCTCGCCTACCTCCAGCTCGACGCTCAGGAATGGACCGAAGCCATCTCCGCCACCGTGTGCGCGATCGCCGCGTGCGCCTGGCTGCCGCGAAGATATCGAAGCTGGGGCGCGCATTTCCGCTACCTGGTGGAGCGAGCGCGCGAGCGTATCTCTTCGAAATGGCGCCGAGCGTTGTTCCGGATCGGGATGCTGTTCGCGCGAGTGGAGCATTTGCTTAGCGGCCGCGCCCTCGCCACGAACGTCACGTTCACTCCGCAGCAGACTAGCCACGGCACCGCGAGTTACGACGCCACCGCCGCGATCGCGTTTAAGAACGCCGTCGTTTGCCGCGGCGCCGACGACCGCCACTTCAAACTCGGGACGCTCGTCACGGACGTTCCGCTCGGGATTCTCTTCAACGATGAAGTCGACTCTGGCGATGCCGACGTCGTCAAAAAGGTCGTCGGTATCTTCGGTCTTTATCCCGAGTCGCTCCCATTCGTGCACGCCGCGGCTTGTGCCGTAGATGCGCTGATGGTTATCGATCTCGCCACGCCGGGCCGCATGAAAGCGCTGCCGGTGGCAGCTGGCACCTACCTCGTGTGCGGCCGCAACCGCTACACCGCGGCGGCCGCGGGCGACCCCGGTTCCCTCGCGCATTGCGTGCCTTACACCGTCGTCGTCCCCTAATGCCAATGCGGCTCGCACCCTAAGTAATTCAGCAACCTAGAAAAAATTATGATTCCAACTCTAAGACCCGGCCAGGCAATGGCCTTCAACGCTCTCGCGGCTGCGCTCGGCATTTCGGCCAGCGAATCCGTCGGAATTTATCAACCGGACGGTGGCTTCGTGCACAACCGTGTCATCGCCTTCAATCAGAACATTCTCGACCAGGGCGTTCCCGTCTTCGGTGAGGGTCAGTTCAGGAACCCGGTCGCCGAGAACCAGCGGCTGCTTGCGGTGAACGCCGCGCAGTTCGGCGTTAACAACCCGAGCGAGTTCCTCACGAACTACGCCATCCGTTACACCGATCCGTTGCAGGACGCTCTGCGCAGTTTGCGCGAGCAGCTCGCTCCGGAAGTGATGAGTAACAACAGCTCCTTCGTGCAATATGCCGTCTACGGCTTCACGGACGCGTTCCTCGCCATGGATAACCCGCTCGATGTCCGTCGCGCGGTGGGGGCGGATTTCACCACGGTAGGGAACACCTCGAAAACCTTAGCCAGCGCGAAGATGCCGGAGATCGGCCTCGCTGTGGAAATCGACGAGGAAGAAGAGCTCCTCGATGGCGATTGGCAACAGCGCAAAGTCGCCTGGCTGCTCGGCATCCTCGATCGCACGGAGCTGCGATCGTCGCTCGCCCTGGCTGTGGCAGGCGCGACCAACGTCAACAAGACGTGGGACGCAACCGCCGGCAAGGATCCCGACCAGGACATCGCCACCGAGATCAACGCCATGCAGATCCCGCCCAGCAACATCTGGATCGGGGCTGGTGCCTGGATCAAGCGGATGCTCGCGCATCGCGCCCAGAACACGGCCGGCGGCTTCGCCAGCGCCTCGCTCACGCCGGAAGGTGTCGGCGGGCTGCTGAACGCCGATGTGCAGGTCCCGCGCAACCGATATGCGAGCGGCGCCGGCGTCACCTCGCAAATCATGGGGAGCGTAGTGCTGCTCTTCTCGGCCATGCCGGGAATGAGCCGGGACGACTTCAGTAACCTGAAGACGTTCTTCGCGCCTGCGCGCAATGGGCAGCGCCGCGCCGTCTGGATTCGCCAGGTGGGCGACAAGCGCTGGCGCATCGTGGTGAGCACCGGCAAACGCCTGGTCGCCCTCACCAGCACCATCGGTTTGGAGACCATCACCGTCAGCTAACCGCACGACGGCGGCTCGCCTAACGAGTCATTCGAATCACCCTCCGGTGCGTAAGCGCCGGAGGGTTTCGAGGTGCCAAGGCGGGACCGCTCGCCAAAAGAAACCAACAAAAAGGAAACCATATGGCCGACGAAAAAAAGGAAGAGACCAAGACCGAAACCAAAACGGAGACGCCTCCGGAAACCAAGACCGAGACCAAGACCGAGACCAAGACGGAAACGTCCGGGTCGGAGAAGTAAGTCGAGTCTCGCGAAATCGCTTCATACAGAGCGCTCCGTGAATAGCGGAGCGCTTTAATGAGATGATCTGGATCACAATCACAACCGACCATTTGCGGGACACGAAAGCGTCCGCCCTCGTCGACGCCTACCAATCGGCCGCGCTTGGCGACACGCAGACCGATCCGGTCCCGCGCGCGATCGAAAAGGTGTGCGATCGCATCCGCGCTGAGATCCAAAGCTCCGGCAAATATCAGGTGAGTGCGACGCCGCACTCTCTCCCGCCATCGCTGGTCGAGCTCGCCGGCAACCTCATCGCCTGGCGCATGCAAGGCCGCCTCAACGTTCTCAACGCGCTCCCGGTGACCGACCAGGACAAGATCGATCACAACGAAGACATCGCCTACCTGAAGCGCATCGCGGAAGGCAAAGTCACCATCGAAGTCCCGGATGACCCGATCGCCACTCCGGAAGTGCAGAGCGGCGGCCTGGTTGAGACCGTCCAGGAAGGCAACAGCGGCAACTCCAGGGAGGAGCTGCAACGGCTATGACGCGTTTCGGCCATATCCTCTTCTCCGCGGCCGTCGCGACGAACATCGCGTTCTCGCGCCCGATCCAATTCTCCGAGGCGCTCCAGTCGCGCGAAATCAAGAGCGTGATGCCGACCGATCTGGGCAGCGCGCAGCTCGAGGAAATCTTCGCGTCGATCCGGGAACGCGCCACGTTCTCCGCCCGCGTCACGAGCGCCGAGTATCTCCAGACGATCGACAACGTCCTGGAGCGCTTCGTCAACGGCGACATCGATCTCGCGACCGCCCGGCTCGAGCTGAAGGAAAAGCTCGACGAGCTCGGTTACACTCCGACCCCGGAAGATGCCGGCGGCATCAAGGATTTTTCGAGCGATCGCCGCACCAACCTGGTGCTGAACATGAACGCCGATTTCGCCCAGGGCTACGGCCAGTGGTTGCAAGGCCAGGACGAAGCAATCCTCGATCAGTGGCCCGCCCAGGAGCTCTATCGCGCCGCCCCGGCAAAAGAGCCCAGGAATTGGCCGTCGCGCTGGCAGGAGGCCGGTGGCGAGTTCTTTGGCGGCCGGATGATCGCGCTCAAGAACACGGAAGTGTGGACGAACATTTCCCGGTTCCAGGTTCCGTATCCGCCGTTCGATTACGGCTCGCACATGGACGTCCGCGACATCGATCGCGACACCGCGATGGAGCTCGGCCTGATCGATCGCGACACCCAGATCGCGCCAGAGGACCGCGGATTCAATGACGATCTGCGTGTCTCGCCGGAGCTCCGGAGCGATGCGCTTCGCCAGGCGTTGCTCGAGTCGGATGATCGCCTGGTATTCGAAGGTGACATCCTCACCATGAAGGAGGGCGGCTAAGTGGGCCTGATCGTCAACATCGTCGAGGAGCTGAAGGATGCGGCGCCGCTGGTCAAGCACGTCGGGGAAGAACTCAATCTCCCCGCCGTCAAGCGGATCATGGGCCGCGCCATCGCGGCTGTAACTAAACATCACTTTGAAGAATTAGCCGCGGATTCCCAGCATCACCAGACCGCTGATTCGTTAGGCGGCACGCGGACCGGCTTCTACAGCCGGGCTGCCAAATCCGTGCAGCAGCCGCAAATCCAATCGGACGGACTTAGCATCTCGATGATGGGCGCCATCGCGCGCCGCCTCTTCGGCGGCCGGATCGATGCGCTGCCAGGTCATCTTCTCCCGGTGGCCGCACGAGCGGAGAGCTACGGGTTCCGCCCGCGGGAATTCAGTTTCTTGAAGCTGATCCTCTTCCCAAGTGGTCTCCGCGCGCTGGTGGATAAAAACGAAAAGGCCCACGAAGGCAGCGTCTGGTACTGGCTCATGAAATATGTGATTCAGCACGAAGACCCCACCGTGTTGCCTACCGAATCCGAGATGCTCGAGCCCGCCCTCGCGAATGCCTCCGCCTATCTCGAAAAACTTTGGGCTCGTGCTGCAGGAGGCGCCGCCACGCCATGAGTAGACTGACCACTGTTCAGCAGACCATCGCGGCTATTCTCGCGGCCGATGCCCGGCCGGCGAGCGTCGCCCCGGAGAATTGGCCGCCGATCTTTGACGATCCGGACCCGACAAAGAAGATCCCGATAATCACTCAGGAAAAAGGCAACCTCTCGAAACTGCTCGCGGCGGGCCTCCAGAAAATCGGAGTCGGCGTCGTTGTCATGCTTCCTGCGATTAAATTCCCCAAGAACGAAACGCGCCAGATTGGGCTCGCGCTGAGGTTCGCCGTGGTCGTCACGGAAAACCCGATGACGAACAAGACCGGCAAGGCCTGGGGCGACATCGTCGAGCGCGCCATCGAGCTCCTCCACTTCAAACCGAACGGCGTCTCCCTCAACAACGGCGTTCGATCCTCGCTCCTTTCCGTCGATCGCAATGCTGCGGATCTGATGGAACCCACCGCGGCCACCGCCGCGTTCAACAATTACATCATCGCGGTGAACACCGAGATCAATTTGTCAGCTCCGCTGGCAGCCTAACGAACAACAACCAACCCACAGAAAATTATGAAACCAATCGGAAAAGATCAGCAGGTCGTGTTCGTCACGGCCGAAGGCAAGGAAGTGAATGGCGTAATCACGGAAGTGGTTTCGCAAAACCCAGGCGGCGGCGGTATCGCCATGATCGATTACACCGAGCGCAAGAAGGACTCGGAGGGCAAAGACATCGCCGCCAAGAAAGATCAGGCGCTCGGCCATCACATGGCCGAGGCGGTATACTCGGAAGAGAAAAAGCCGCTCACGTTTCATTTCCCGGCCGAGCCCGCGGCTCCGGCCAGTTCAGCAAACGGCAGCACGGGAGGGACCCACAAGTAACCCTGCGGGAGCAAGAGCAAAAATAAGAGGTAAAAAATTATGGAATACGATGTAGCAGCAGCACCAAAACAAATTTCCGGCCGGGCATTTTTTACACCCACCGGCGAATCCGGCGAGATCGACTTCGGCAACATCCTGATGCACAAGCTGGAGTTCGGCGTGAAGCGCAAGGAGCGCCTCAAGGCGCGCCGCGGCCAGCTCGTGCAGACACACAACAAGGCCTACCAAGCCAACCCCGAATTCACCCTCGAAGGTGATGAATTCACTACGCCAATGCTCCCGATCATCTTCGGTGGCACCGCCAACGCGGACGTCGTGCAATCGGCGGGCACAGCGTCAACCTTCGCCTTCACGGCGACGAAAGGGCGCTGGTTCTTCTGCGGTGCGTTCAAGATCACGAACGCTTCGCTCACCACACCTGGCAGTAAGGTGGAAGGGGTTGTCGGCGCGCCGGCAGATTATCTCATCGATCGCGGCCTCGGCCGGATTTACATCCCGCTCGGCAGCTCTATCGCCAACGGAGCCTCATGCGTCATGACCTTCGACAAGCCGGCCATCACGCGGGACTCCATTAACGCGATGGATCAGTTGAATCGCGCGGGAAGCCTGCGCGTGCTCGAGGAGGACAGTTACTCCACGGAGCCACGGATCGAGTATATCTTTCCGTGCAACGTCAACACGGACAGCCCCGGCGATTCCAAGCCGGAGGACTACGGGAAGTTCCAGCTCAAGATGACCTCGACCACTGGTTTCTTCACGGTCACCGGCCGGCAGAACTAACCGGGCCACGATCATGAGCAATGACCCTGAGATCATGTTCCCCGATCGCCAGATCAAAATCGGGGAAGACACGGTGACGGTGCGCGAGCTGAAGTGGAAACAGCAGCTCGATTTCTTCGCTCAGCTCGGCGCGTTCCTCAAGAAGGTGCAGGACGAAAAAGGCGAAGTCCGCCTCGACATCGGCATCATCACGGACCTGATCAAGGGAACGACCGAGTTGGTCGATGCGTTGCTGGCTGGCGCGATCGACAAAGACGCGGCCTGGCTGGAGCAACGTCGCACCAGCGAGGTCCTCGCGATCATCGAAGAGGCGCTCGAGCTGAACCTGCAGGTCCTGAAGGAATCGGGAAAACGCCTGGCCGGCCGCTTGAAAGAATCCGGCGTGGGTCGGACAGCGACGCCGGCGGCAGCTCGATCGGAGGCACCTACACTTTCCTCTTAGCGCACGGACACGCCCGCGCGGATTTAGACCGAAGCACGTTGCGGCAGCTCGCGCTCTTCGTCCGCCGGACGAACGAGCGGATCGAGCGCATCAACGAGGCAATCGAACGCGGTTCACGATGATCTATGGCTAACGAGACGTCATTCACGCTCACGTTCAAAACGATCGCCCAGCTCACTGGGCTCGATCAGTTGATGAACGGCGTCCAGAACGGCGTCCGCAAAATCGAGGGCATCAACGCCCAGCTCAAGTCGATCGCGACCAACGCGAACACCATTCTCGCTTCGGCCGGGTCCTATCTTGCCCTCAGCAAGCTCGAGCAATACGCCCACATCGCCAGCGAGGCTCGCGAACAGCAGGCTGCGTTCACCGTCCAGGTCCTCCGGTCGCGCAACGGCTCGGCCGAGCTCCTCGAGGAGCTGAACAAGCTTAACGTCGAGCTCGCCGAAACCACCGGCACTTCCGAGTCCAGCTCCCGCGCCATTGAGCGGCAGCTCCTGCTGTTCGGCGCGACGAAAGACCAAATCGTTCCGCTCACCAAAGCGATCATCGAGTTCGCGGCCGCGCGCGGCAAAGGTCCGGAAGAAGTCACCATGCTTATCTCGCGGGCGCTGGCCGGCGAGGATCTCATGCTCGGGCGGCTCGGGATTCACCTCGATAAAACCAAGACCCACGCGGAACAGGTCCAGCAGCTCATCACCCAGCTCGCCCGCGGCGGCGGTAATACCGCGGAAGTGATGGAGCAAGCCAGCGGCGGCGTCCGCCAGGCGGAAATCTCATGGGGCCGCCTCGAAAAAGCAGTCGGCAATTTCGTGAACCTCATCCGGATACCATTCCTGGCCGGCCTCACCAGTGGACTGCGCGGATTGAAATCCGAAATCGACTCGGTCGCCGGATCGGAGAGCAATCTCGGGCGCGAGATATTTGTCACGGCCGGAATGGCCGGGCATTGGGCGGGCGAAAACACGAAGCTGCTTGGCTCGATCGTTACTCTCGGCGGCGGAATCCTCCTGCTAAAAACCGCCCTCGCCACCGTGGGACCACAGGCCACGGTGGCCACACTCGGCCTGGCCGGCGTCGTCACGGTCACGAATGCGCTCGTCGAAAAGGTCACCGGCATACCGATCAAATTCACGGATTCTATTAGCGCTTTTGCGAACGGGTTGGTGACAGTTTTCGGCGCGGTCAGAAACAACGTCGGCTCCGCGGCTGATCTCGTGGTGGGCTACGTGAAGAAGATCGTCAATGAAGCGCTCGTGAAATTTTACGAGCTGGCGAAGCTTTCCGCCCAGATCGTTAACACTCTCTCGCTCGGCACCATCAATATCGACGCGTCGCAATTCGACGCCGCGATCGACAGATTCAAGGGCGGCGCCCGTGCGGCCGGCGACGAAGCGGCCGGTGCCGCGAGCAAATTATTGACGGCCGGCGCGGAGACGATCGGAAAACTCGAAGCGGATCTCCGGGCGAAACTGAAAGCCGTCCAGGATCGCGGACTCACCGGCGACGATCTCAAGAAGCAGCTCGAAAAGACTTATACAGAGTACGCAAACGCGGTGAAGAACCTGAAGGCGCCGAGTGGCACGGGTTTCATTGAAGGCACCGGAGACGATGGAGCGAAAGGCAAGGCGGCGGCCACCGACGCGCTCACCCAATCGAAGTATCGCCTCGCCGCCGCGGAGCAAACTTACAAGACCGCCCTCGAGCAAACCAAGCTGCTCGAGGAAAGCGGCCAGATCACTCACGACCAGGCGCAGCAACGGAACCTGCAGGCCGTGCGCGATTACATCGCCGAGCTCGAACAGCTGAAACGAACCCTGCCCGGCGTGATCGCGCAGCTCGAGGCGGTAGGGAACACGAAAGGCGCCGCCGAAGCGAAGCTCGAATACCAGGAGCTGACGAACAAGATCCTCGAAGCGCAGAGCGTCCTGGGAAACTCGACTGTCTTCGGCCAGATGCGCGCCCAGATCCGGCAGATCGCCAACGAGTGGACGAACGTCGGCAAACAAGTCGGCGGGTTTCTCACTCAGCAATTTCAGAATTTCGCGGCCACGGCCGGGCAGATGATCGGCAACCTGATCTTCCGAACCGGGAACTGGAAACAATCGATCGTTCAGCTCGCCCAATCGTTCGTCACGAGTCTGGCCACGATGCTCATCCAGTGGATTCTCGCGCGCACCGTGATGTCGCTTTTGAACAAAGCTTTCGGCAAAGCGGATGCGCAGGCCACGAATGCCCAGGCGACGGCGGCGGCCGCGTCGTGGGCGCCAGCGGCCACGTCCGCATCGATCGCCAGTTATGGCGTGGCGGCCGGCACCGGCCTCGCCGCGTATCTTGCCGCCCTGGCGGGAGGCAGCGCCGCGGCGATTGGCGCCTCAGCTACGGCTGGCGGTTTTCAAGTCGGCGGGTTCACCGGGCACGGCCGTCCCGATCGCGCTGCCGGCCTCGTCCACTACGAGGAGGTCGTGTTTCCAAAACCGGCCGTCGATTTCTACGGGAAAGATTTTCTGGTCAACATGGCCGTTGGTTCGCTCCCCACGCCTGGTTATCAACGCGGCGGGATCGGCGGCGGCCCGCCGGGTGGCGGCGGCGGATCTGGTGCCGGCGGGTTCGGAGGCGGCGACATCACTGTCATCAACGTGAACGATTGGGACACCGCCGTGCAGATTGCTATGAAGCGCCGCGGCGGCCGCACCATCATCGTGGACACGATTAGCGACCGGAGCTACGAGCTGTGAGATTCATTGACTACGGCGATGAAACTCTGGCGTTGCTTCTTGCCGAGCCCGATCGCGGCAAGGAAGTAAAGATCACGCCGCACCTGCCGGCGTCGATCACCCCCGCGCTCTCCGATCGAAAGTCCCGCCGTAATTACGCGCGCAGTTTCCTCCACGACCTCGAATACACGCTCGATCTCCGGGACGCGCGGGCCAGCGCCGATCTCCGGCTTTGGCTGCTCCGCTTGAAAGGCGAGACCGTCGCCGTCCCGCTCTGGAACGATTTCGTCGAGATCGGTCCGGTCAACGCCGGCAACACGAGTTTGCCGATCGCTTATGGCACGCCGGTCCGCTCCGGCGCCGCGTGGATCATCCTGGCGCCCCCCGCCGCGGGTTACGATAACCCCGGCACGTTCGAGATCGTCACCGTCAGCAACGTCACCTCGACCACTCTGACGCTCGCCGCGCCAGGTCTCGCCCTTAACTGGCCGGCCGGGACCTACGCTTACCCGCTCATGTTCGGGAAACTCACGGAACGTCCCGAGCTCGACGCCTCGAACACGGACGAATGGGTTTCCGGCGCCATTAAGATCGAGGAAAACTCTTCCTTCTCGCGCCGCCTCACTGTTTTTCCCGGCGCAATTCCCACCGTCGGCGCCGGTGTGCCGGAGTTCTCGACCCTGCCGCTCTGGACCATCACGCCGTCCCGCGTCCAGATGATGGACCGCACCGAGGCGCGCGTCCGTTATCGCTCCATCGGTTTTCTCCGCCAGCAGCAGCAGTTCGTTTACCCTCAGTCGAACGCGCGTGGCGCCACCATGGAATTCCAGTGCCGGACGCGCGCGGAGATCGCGGCCGTCGAGCGGTTCTTCACTAATCGCCGCGGCCTGGTGAAACCGTTCATGATGCCGACTTTCAACGGCGACCTGCGCCTCAGCCAGGACACGCCCGTCATCGGCGACCTGACAAAACTGCCGATCGAGGACAGCACTTATACCGATCCGGATTACGCGCTCGCGCATCCTGGAATGCCGTTCCTCGCTCTCGTCGAACCGATCAGCGGCGAGACAAATGCAAACCAGGAATCGAACGTCGAACCGCTCCGCGTCAACGTGATCGACATCGATGGTGTCCATGTCCACACCGACATTGGTGTCCACCTCCTGCGCGACACCATCGTCTCTTTTCTCCAGCTGGTCTGCTTCGCCGAATCGAAACTCGAGTGGCGTTACTTCGCGGATGGCAGCGCGATCGCGCGGCTCAAAGTCATCGAGCTGCCGGACGAATACGCAGATCCGCAGCCCGACCTTCCGGAGCCACTCTTTCTCTATCGGTTCACCGAAAAGACGCCCACGCCCATCATCTCGCGTTTCACGAACTACGAGCAGGCCGTCACCACCACGGCGGTGGGGCCGGAGACCTGGCAGCCAGCGCCGTTCGAGCACAAGGGAATCACCATCAGCCTGCGCCCAGGCGAAACGAAAACGGAGATCGTGAGCTGGGGTGGCGATTTCACCGACAACCCGCTGGCGAAAATCATGCCTTTCGATCTCGAGGGCGATCTCACCGTCGAGATCTTCGAGGGCGATTTCAACAACGCTGCGACGCCGCTCCGGAAACGATTCGCCGGCGATGTGATGAACCTCACGAAGCGCGGACCGGACTGGACTTCGGAATGCGTCTGGGGCGGGAAAATGTTCAAGCGAAAAGTCCCGCATTTCCTCGTCCAGAAGAGCGACAACTTCATTCAGTTCACCCGGCCCACCAAGCTCGACCGCGCCGCGTACCGTTACGGCGCCACCATCGAATCAGTCGCTGGCAAGACGATCGTCTGCGGACCGCTCGCGGGATCTCCGGATCCCACCGGGACCGACGATAACTTTTTCGGGAACGGCGGGTTCCTCGAGATGGGTGATGGACCCACCTTCTGCGGCCGCGCGATCACCCACAGCTCGGTGGCGGCCGGCCACATCACGCTGACTCTCGACCGGCCGCTGCGTGAAGAGTTCGGGCCAGGCGCGATCTTCAACCTCTGGCCAGGCTACGACGGCTCGAAGGCACAATGCGATGTGCGTTACGCGAACGGCCAATACCACGGCGGCCATGCGTTCATCAGCGACATCGGCCCGCAAATCAAAGCCGCCGAAACCAAACAAGCCGGCGCCGGCAAAAAAGGATGAACGAACACTCCTGGTATTTTTCCGAGCCCGCCCACGTCGCCGCGCTTTACGCGGCGATCGACGAATGCCGCGGCACGCCGTGGGCGCAATATGGCGGGGTGCCAGGCGGTGGTTTCGATTGCCTTGGGCTCAACGAATACGTGCTCGCCAAAGCTGGCGTCGGCCAGGGCCGGCAATTTTCGTTCACCCGCACTCCCGCCGATTACCAAACCGCCCGCGGTTATCTCCGAATTTTGCACATGCTCCGCGGCCGCGACGAAGACCCGCAAGCGAAAGCGCTCGCCGAAATTTTCGCCGAGATCCCGCTCCCCATTCCGCAAGGCCCGACAGCTGCCGGCAAGCCTGTGACCTGGCATAATCCTGACGTGTCGCTCTTCATGCCCGGCGACCTCGGTGTGCTGCGCCACGGCGGAATGTTTCACCTGCCGCTGTTCACGCGCGGCCGTGACTTCGTTCACTGCGTGAAGCCGATCGGCGTTGCAGATGGCAACATCCACGACCCGACATATTCGAAATACCTCGTCGCTCTCTTCCGCGCCCGCGATCTCTCCGCTTCAACGCTTCAACCCTTCAACGCTTCAACCTCTTCCTCATGAGCTGGGGCACGCCAAAAATCCCACAAACCAAGCCCCCGGCCGGGCTCGACGCCGATTCGCTCAACACGAATCAGGAAGGCATCCCGGTCCCGTGCATGTGGGGCCGCCGAAAAATTGCGCTCACCTGGCACACGCCCGTTTACAACCAGGTCAACGAAGCCATCCGATCGCAGGCGGGCAAAGGCCAGGAATCCACCGTCACCGGATGGAACTACTACATCGACATCGCCGGCCTCATCTGCATGTGCGGCCGCGTGAAGCTGAAGAAGATTTTCAAGCACATCTTTAACCTCGAGGGCGTCTGGAAGAACGAGGCCGGGCTCGAGCGCGGCGACAACGACTACGACGCCATCTCGATCGTCAATTTCGGCCAGACCTGGATCGGCTGGGGCGGCGAAGATCAACCGATCGACACTCACGTTCTGACTCCGCGCGCCACACCTCCTGGTGGTTTACCGCCCGGTTTCAACCCTCGAGACCCTGGCACCTGGCCCGACAGCGACCAGACCATTCAACACCCCGAGCCATAAGCGATGCCAAACCTCGGCCATTACGATCGCCACGGCGGTTACACGAACCAGGCGATCATTATCGGCAAGAAGATCAAGACCACCCAGGCCGGCAACATGTCCACCTGGGAAGTGGAATGCTCGCGTGGCAGCGAATGGTTCGAGGGCGGCGAGCTCGAGCCCGACGATCGCGGCGTTAACGCCGCCGGCATCTGCTTCGAGATGCTCTGCAACGACGTCACCTGGATGGGCGCGCAGGAATCGTTCCTTCACCAGGCCAGCTTCGAAAGTGTGCGCGACAAGATCGCGGATTATCCCATCTCGCCACTGATTACGGAGCAGGCCGAAGCCCAGGCCCTGCTCGCCCGCCTCTTCGAATACCACGATCTCTTCGGCAGGCCGCACCAGGACACCTGGCAATTCGAGCTCGGCATCTGGGAGCACGGCGACATCGACGTCGACGCGTTGCCGGTAATCGATAGCGACGATCTCACCGAAGAACCTGAGCTGGTCGGTGAGCTGTGGGCCGACACTATCAATTATGTCCGCGTCCGCTATTCCGATCGCGAGCACCTCTTCAAGGAAAAACTCTCCGAGCCCGCGAGCGATCCGAACAACTTCCGGATCGTAGGAGAGAAACGCGCGGTCGAACTCAGCCGAGAGTGGTGCACCGACAACGCGTTCGCGAACTACATCGCCAGCGTTTATCTCGGCATCAACGCGCAACCTAAAATTCCCGGCTCCATCCGAGTGAAGCGGGAGAGCGTCGATGCCAAAAACCTTTGGCCGGGCAAGCTCGCGATGCTCAATGTGGCCAGCGACGGCCGCAGCTACGTCATCCGGCTGCTAAACATGGATTGGCCGGCCGCGAACAAAGGTGACGTCGGTTTTACCATCGAGAACGAGCGCGGCATCTGGCCGCGGCGTTACACCCAGCCTCCCATCCCGTTCCCAGGCGATTTCATCGTCGACCCCGCGGAGATAAAAAACGAGCGCATCCTCGAGCTGCCCAGCGGCGAGCTGAAAACTTCCGGAGAAATTCAGATCGCGGTCCTCGCTCAGCGGCCGAGCGACAAGATGGCCGGGTTCGCCGTTCACTGCGGGCTCGATGAAGACGCCTTCGATCTCGTGGCGCCGCACAACCACTTTGCCGCCTACGGGAAGATCGTGGACGTCGCCTACCCGGATTCCACCGACACGCTCGACACCACGGTGGGCTTCCACGTCGAGCTCTTTGGCGTCGACAAGATTAACGCCCAGACCGACACCCAGCGGAACGACCGGACCGTTCTCATCGTCATCAACAATGAGATCATGAGCGAAGGACTCGTCGAGCCGCTCGGCGCTGGTAAATTCAAGGTGTTTTCGCTGCGCGCTCTCTACGGCACCGAGAAACAGACGCACGCGATCGGCGACGAAGTTTTCTTCATCGAGCGCGCCAAAATCGTCCCGATCGAGAACCGGAATTTTGCCCCCGGTGCAACTCGCTGGTTCAAGCTCCAGGCTTACACCGCGACGCAGGAATACGACCTCGCATTGGTCGACCCGTTCTCCTACACCTTCCACGCTGGCCCGCCGCTCGGATCGATTTTCGATCTCGCGTTGACGAGCGACGCCAAGGTCGATTCCGCCGGCGTGCTCGAAGCTCTCATTTACGCGCGATGGTCTTACCTCGAAGACCAGGACATCAACCTCTTTGCCCTCGCCTACAGGCGGACGCCCGGCGAGGTCATTGAGACGCCAAGCGAAGTCTGGATTTACCGGACCGTTGATCCCATCGATAACAACAGCGCCGGCTACGATTTCCGCGTCACCCCGTTCCAATCCTACGACGTCAAGGTTCGGCCCATTAATCGCTTCGGCACCGCCGGCGAATGGAGCGACATCGAGACCATCGTCTCCGGCGCCATCGATCTCTTTTCCATCACCGGCCTTGAGCTCGCCGGCCAGGGCGCCGATCACAATCTTTATGGGCGCGACGCGCATCTCGCCTGCCGTCTGAATTCACCCTCGCAAGGCACCTCGATCGAAGGCGGGCCGAACGGAATTTCCGGCGGCATCTTCGATCCGCTCTACATCGAGTTTGAGTGGAAGATTTACGAAGGAGCTCTCACTCTTTCCCAGATCAACGCTGGCGAAATTTCTCCCGGCGTGCCCATCGTTCGGCTCGATCGCGAAAGCTCCACCCAGCCAAATTGGGATTGGAACCTCGATCGAAACATCGCGGCCGTGCTCCGCACTCATCCCGGCGCCCCCGCGCTCGGTTGTCCGCTCTTCACGGTCTGGTGCGGCGCGCATGACAAATTTAATCGCGCAGCCGCTCCGGCCATCATCGTCGTCCCGAAAGCGCCGCCGACCGTCGGCTCGAACCTCCTGATGAACTCCGCCTCCGGCGCGATGGATCTCTCCTGGTTGAACCCCAACGTCGAAGCCATCGATTACATCGAGATCAATATCAACGGCATTCTGCTCGGCAATATTCGCCGGGTCCCGTTTCCGGGCACTACCCATCACGTCATCCCTCTCATCAACGGGCTCTCCTACAAATTCCAGCTCCGCTGGTTCGATAAGTTCGGCCTGGCCAGCAGCTACCTCGAATCCGATTGGTCGCCCGTCGTAGGCGGGTTCGTTGGCGTCGAGCTCGTCGACTTCTCGCGCGAGAGCGGCCCCATCATCGATGGCGACACCGTCGCCGTCACCAGCCGGAACCCCGGCGCCGAAATCTATTATCGGGGCGACGCGAACCCGGCCGGCCCTTCGGACATTCACTACACCGTGCCGATCATAATCACGGGCGGGAACATCACCATCACCGCCGCAGCCGTTCTTAACGGCGTCACTGGCCCGTCCCTTACTCGCAATTTCGCCACCTACACTCCAGGCGGCGGCGGTGGTGATCCTCCGCCCACTCGCCCCGATCCGCCGTTTTTCTTACCGAACAACAACAGCCCGGAAGGTCCCAATTATGGCGGCGTGTTTAACACCGGATCGCACGATTTCCTCGATGTCTATCTCGCCAGCATTCAGGACGGCACCTGGAATATCTTTTACACCATCGCCCAGGGCATCTTTGGCGTGCCAGCCGATCCCACTCACTCCGGCGGCACCCCGACCGGCGCCACGATAAAAGTTACGTCGCCCACCGATCACAAAACCATTCGCGTCACCGACCCCACCGACAACCGTTTCCATATCAAAGCCCTCGTCTGGAAACCCGGCGCCGACACCGAAGACTCCATCATCGTCCACGGCGTCTATTCCATCATTCATTCGTAATGACACCCGGCGACTAAGTCCGATGCGATGCAAATCTCCACGCAAAATAGCATCAAGTTTGCCCTGGCCGGTGCGCCCTGGACCGTGTCTGTCACGAACGGATCGAACCGCGTCATATCGAGCGCCGGGGCGGATTGGTCCGAGATCAATCTCAAGAGTTACTTCGGCCTCGATGCCGCTGGCGTCGGTCTTTACGATTCCATCGTCGATGTCCAAAAGCCCGCCGCCGCTCCCGGCTCGTGGGCAAACTCCGCCAGCGGCAAGTGGGAACTCTTTCTGGCGGTCAATTACGCAGGCGCCACGGATGCGGCCGCCGCGTTTTTTATCCAGCGCGATTTTCTCACCCTCACGATCAGCGACCAGGATTATCACATCCCGATCCCGTCGCCGGGCGACACCCAAACCGTCGAGATTTGGCAACGCTCGACGATACAACTTATCGCCGCCATCACCGCCTTACAGAATCGCCCGGCGCGCGCCTGGGATGCCGAGCAAGGGAAATGGTTCCCGATCGGCGTCTTCGGCTCCTCCGGCAACGAAGAGATCGGCATCGCGGGTCCCGGCACAACCACCTAACAAATGATGAGAAAACAATTCGTCCTCTCTGTCCTATTCGTCCTATCGATTCCCGCGCTCGCCTTCGCTCAACAGGGCAACACCGCCGTTATGTCTCGGCCCCCCGGCTCGCCGGGTTCGCCTCGCGACATCTTCTCGGACGTGAATTGGCCCACCGGCACATTTCGCTTCAACGGCACCGTCTACAATATCGGCAACGCCGCTAATCAGATCCCCGTTCTCGACTCCGGCGCGAAGCTGCCGGTGGCGCAAATTCCCACCACGCTCAACGCCACCACCTTCAACGGCAATGTGAGCATCGCCGCCGGCTTCAACCTCAATCAGTCCGGCGTTTCCATCCTCCGCCTGAGCGACAACGTTTACACTGTCGTCAATCCCGTCAGCGCTTCCGGTCGCGTAATCCTCAATTACGATCGCGGCGCGGGCGTCAGCTTCGCAGATGGCGCGTCCGGCATTGTCGGCACGGTCAGCACCGCCGGCGCGCTGAACATGAACAGCACGATCACCGGCTCATCCTTCTTCGGTAACGGCGCCACCTTGACCGGCATCGTGCCGGCCACCCGCACGCTTGCCACTACTGCGCCGCTCAACGGCGGCGGTGATATGAGTGTGAACCGGACTCTCTCGATCACCGATGCGGCTGCGGACGGAGCCACCAAGGGCGCCGCCACTTTCGCGGCCACGGATTTCAATTCGGCTTCGGGCATGATAACGATCGATTACACAAACGGCCAGACGGCCTCGGCCAGCCTCAAGGGTTTTCTTACCTCGACTGACTGGTCGACTTTCAACGCGAAGCTCTCTTCCACCGGGAATGGAAGCGGCCTGACCGGCTTGACCTTCTCGCAATTGAGTGGATCAGCGACGGCCGCGCAAATCCCCGGCACGCTGAACGCCACAACCTTCAATGGCGACGTGAGCATCGCCGCCGGCTTCAACCTCAATCAGTCCGGCGTTTCCATCCTCCGCTTGAGTGACAACGAGCACACCGTCATCAACCCCGTCCTTGGCTCCGGCCGCGTCATCCTGAGTTTCGATCGCGGCGACGGTGTCAGCTTTGGCGATGGCGCGAGTGGCGTCGTCGGGTTCACGACGGTCTCCGGCGATCTGACAATGAACGGGACGATCAAGGCCGGGCTCGGCTACACCGTTACCAGCCGCGATAGCTCCGGCGATTATGCGATTTATTCCGAGGAGCGAGAACTGCGCTTTGCCTATGACGGCACCGACAAATTTGTAATGCAAAGGGACGGCGCCATCACTCTCGGCGTTTGGCACGGAAGCGTGATCGATGACTCCTACATCGCCGGCGCCTCGACCTGGAATGCAAAAGAGCCAGGCATCACGGCCGGGACCGCCTCGCAATTCTGGCACGGTAATAAAACCTGGGCGACGCTTGTGGCGGGCGATATTCCCGGCCTGGCCACGTCGAAGATCACGAGCGGAACTTTCAGCGATACGTTCATCGCCAGCGCCGCCACTTGGAACGCGAAAGAGCCCGGCATCACGGCCGGGACCGCCTCACAATTCTGGCACGGCGACAAGACTTGGGCGGTGCTCGTGGCGGGCGATATTCCCGGCCTGCCCACGTCGAAGATCACGAGCGGAGCTTTCAGCGATACGTTCATCGCCAGCGCGGCCACGTGGAACGCCAAAGAAAACGCGCTCACCTTCAGCACGGGCCTAATCAGGACCACCAACACCATCACGGTCAATTCCGTCCTCGGCATCACTCGGATTAGCAACCTCCTCGGGAACGGCTACGTCAAAACCAGCGGCGGCGACGGCACGCTCTCGATCGACACGAACATTTTGCCAGTGAACACCACGGCCACGACAAACCAGTTCTTCACCGCCTACAACAGCACCACCGGCGCGTTCACGAAAGCGCAACCGGCGTTCGCCGATCTCAGCGGCTCGATCGCCGGCGGCCAGATCCCGGCGAGCACAATCACGAACGCGATGCTCGCCGGCTCGATCGCTTCGTCGAAGCTTGTCGGCACCGACATCGCAACCGTGGGCACGATAACCGCCGGCACTTGGAACGGCACGGTCATCGGCAGCGCCTACGGCGGGACCGGCGTCAATAACGGAACGAAAACAATCTCGCTCGGCGCGAACCTGGCCACGAGTGGAACGTCGAACACTACTCTCGCTTTCCCATCCTCCGGCACGCCCGTCTACACGTTCCCCGTCACGAGCGCTACTCTCGCGCGCACCGATTCCGGCAATGCGTTCTCCGGCAATCAAACGATTGCCGGCAACGTCACCCCGACAGGTTGGATGGTGGTCAAAGGCGTCAGTGGTTTCGGCGGTGCACCGGCCGCCGGGAGCGGTCCCGGCTTCGAAACTTATTACGAGCTAGGCGGCGACCGCGCCTATTTCCAAAGCTACGACCGAACCGCCGGGTCCTTCAAAATTCTGCATTACGCGGCCAGCAGTTTTTACTTCGATGTTGGCGGCGTCGTGATTGGAAACTCCGGCGCGCCCGGCTTCGGAAATCTCCTTGTCACTGGCACGGGCACGTTCAACGGGGCTGTCACCGGGACCAGCGCGACCCTCTCCGGCCTCGTCAACGCGGCCGATCACACGATCGGCATCAACGCCAGCTACGCCACGAACGTTGTCTTCGAAGGGGATTCGATCACTCAGCAGATCGGCGGTTACAACACCTTCATGAATGGCACGAACGCGCCAGTCATTGGGACGTGGAACGGAATTTCTGTGAGTCCTTCCACCGGCCAGAACGTCGCGGTTGCCGGCAAAACGGTGCAGGATCTTTACGAGACGATCAGCCGCCTCAACTCACTCTACCGCCAGGAGTGCGGCATGAACGTGCTCGTTTACCTCGCCGGCACTAACAATATGGGCCTTTCCCCCTACGAGACGCCGCAGCAAACCTATTCGCACATCGAAGCGGTTTGCCGCCACGCGCGGAGCCGAGGCTGGCGCGTCATCGTCGTCGGCCTCATCTCGCGCGGCGGTAATCAGACCGGGACCGGGACGGCATTCGACACTCTCATCGCCACCGTCAATGGCTTGATCCGTCAAAACTGGGCCGGCTTCGCCGATCGTTTTATCGACTGGGGCGTCATCGGCTCAGGCTCGAACGAGTTCAACGCCGGCGGATATTCGAACACCACTTATTACACCGGCGATCAGCTCCATCAGACCGTGGCCGGCGTCGTCAAGCTCGCGACCTACGTCCAGCCCGTGATCAACGATTTGCTCACCTACTATTACCGGACCTACCGCAATCAGATGTTTGTCTCGTTCAACAAGGCGACCCACAACAACAATTTCGCCGATGGGATGCTCACCCTGACCAATGAAAATCCCGTCGCCGGCCAGAGCGAGATCAACTTCGCTTTCCCTGTCTCCGGCGTGCCCACGCTTAAGGCCAATATTCGCGCCGACTTCAACGGCACGTTGAACTTCGGGGCCACCGGCTACATGGCTGACTATATCGGCTCAACCGGTCCCGACGTTTACGGAACGACCGGCAGCAACGGGCCGCCGCTCATTTTCTATCGCGACAACGGCATCGTTCGATCGTATCGCCCGGTCCAGGTCATGTCGGGCACGCTTGCGCCTACTGGCGGGAAGGGCCTCGATCTCCATTACCTCTCCAGCTTGGATTATTCGGTCATTCAATCTTACGACTTCGACGCCGGCGGCGGCTGGAAAGGGATGTATCTCGGCGCCAGCATCATCAAGCTCGCCGTCAATGGAACCGATCGCGCGGTCGTCGATAGCACCGGGTTCACCATCACCGGCAACGGTTTTGTCACGGGCAACATCGCCCTCGCCACCACGGTCGGGCAGGGCGGTGCCGTGTTTTTCGGCAACGGCACCGGCGGCGCCCGCTACCTTGAATGGAACACGGGTGTCAGCGCCTACAGCTTCTCGGGTGCATCGCTCTACGTGAACGGCACCGTCTACACCTCATCGCGCGCCCTCAAACAGAACATCGCCGATTGGCGCCCGGCTGCCGGCGATCGCCCCATTCACAAACTCCGGCCGCGCCGCTACCAATACGCGAGCCTCCCGACTCAGGATCGTGTTGGGTTGGTCGCCGAGGAAGTCCAGCTCGTCCTGCCCGACGCCGTCATGCCGGCGCCCGCCGATCCCAAAGACCCCACCGCCAAACGTCTCGGCGTTGATCCCATGGTGTTGATCGACGCCCTGATCGACGAAACCCAAACCCTCAAAAAAGAAATCGACGACCTGAAACAAAAGAAGTGACCGCGCGGCGCCCCTGCGGCCGCCGTGCAGAAGTCTTGCATACAGCGGCGCCAAGCCCCTACTTTCTGGCCCGATCGTGCGCAAACCTTTCGCATTCTTTCTCAAACCCGCGCGCGGACTACAGTTCCACGGGGTCCCTCGACTTCGCTTCGCCCCGCTCGGGATGAATGGCTCAAATCGCCGCTCCTTGAAGCCTATTTTGAGGCGCCGTTTAATACCCGCGTTGTTTCAGCGCGACGTTCGAAAAAGCGAAAGAGCGTTCGTAAAACCCAGATCGAGAGAGCGGTGTAGACCGCGAGGACCACGTCGTAGCCGGGCGAGAAAAACATGTCGTCGTTGACCAAGCGGGTGCAGAGAAACGTGACCGGGTAACTGTAGAACAGCGCGGCCAGGAACAGGGGCGAGGTGAGCGGTTGATACCAGGGCCCCGCGCTATCGGAAAAGAGTCCCGTCCCGCCCGGGAGGAACGGAATGATCAAAGCCAGGAGAAACAGAAGCGCTGGCAATGAGATCACAAAGCAGCGGATAATACCGTAGAGTCGTCTGTGCATTCTAGCTGGAACTCAAGGAGGGGCGATTTATGGCTGTCATCCCTCGACTTCGCTTCGCTCCGCTCGGGACGACTTTCGTGTCGGCGCCAGACCAATTGCTCTGGTCTAGGCGCGTGCCTTCAGCCCGTCGGCCAGCTTCCGCATTTCCTCCATTCCGGCCGGGCTGCAATAATCGCTCGGCTTTTCCGGCGGAAATTCGTCCCGGATGGCGATGCATCGTTGCCGGATTCTTTCCAACTCCGGATCGTCGATCCGGATGGAAGTGAAACCGTCCCAGTCCCATTGGCGACCGGTGCCGTTGACGAAGCCTTCGATGGTGGTCGCGACTTCTTCGCTTGTTCTCTTCATTGGACCTCAAAGAATTATACGAATCTCGATGGCAAGGCGAGTGTTTCTTGACTCGGTTTTCGGACCGCGTTCTCCTCGGGCGCAACTTTGCGCTTCGCTTGTGGCTGCCGCCCGCTTAGTTTTGGGGAGATTGCCTGGCTGCGTGTCAGCTAGCGCATTTTGTTTTGTGAATAATCAACCGCCTGCCGTCGTTAATATCAATCTGCCGAAGCTCCCGATGCGGCTGATCGGGCTGGCGGTGCTGATCATTGCGGCGTTGATCGTCCTCTGGACTTCGTATTATACCGTCCCGGCCGAATCGGAAGGAGTGGTGCTCCGTTTCGGCAAGTTTCTCAAGACCGTCGAGCCCGGCCTGCA